CTCGGTGATGACCTTGAGACCGTCGGTCGGCAAGCCGGTCGACGGTCTCAAGGTCATCACCGAGGACCGCTATAACCAGCTGCTCAAAAGCGGTCTCGCTCGTCCCTTCGGCGCTCAGAACGGCCCGCTGTCTCAAACCCCGCCGCCGCGTTACGAGGGCCAGATCAAGCCGATGGCGCTCAAGCCGCCGGCCAACCCGCAAGGTGTCGGCCAGGGCGCGGCAAAGCGCAGACAGCAGGAGGCGAAACCAGCGGAGCCACGCCCTTTGGAAAACCCGGCTGGTGGCGAGACTGGAGCAGGCGTATCTGCGTCATCGTCGCCGGCGGACCCAGCGTCAACGAAGTCGACCTCGAAATTACGCGGCGCCCGGAGATCGCGGTCCTCGCAATCAACAACGCGTACCAAAAATGCGGGTGGGCAGAAGCCCTCTACGCCTGCGACGGCGGATGGTGGCGCCAGCACCAAGGATGCAAAAAATTCGGCGGACTGAAACTTTCGCAGGACCGCGGCGCCTGCCATCAGTTTTCCGACGTCCACAAGATCAAATGCCGCAAGGTCGACGCGCTGATCTTTGAGCACCCGGGCGAAGTCGGCTGGTCAGGGAACGGCGGCTTTCACGGTCTCAACCTCGCCTGCCAGTTCGGCGCCAAGAAGATCATCCTCGTCGGCTTCGACATGACGCTGCAGCGCGGCTCGCACTGGCACGGCAAGCACCCGGCCGGCCTCAACAACCCGCGCTCGGGCTCTGTGGATCAATGGCGCGTGAAACTGGACGCGCAGGCGGATCTGCTCGCGCACATGGGAATCGACGTGGTAATAGGCTCACCGGGCTCGGCGCTGACGCGCTATCGAAAGCTGGGCCTCGCGGAGGCGATCAATGAATTTCATCGGGCCCTATTCGGACCTGCCTTACGGGATGACGGCGTTCCCAATGAGCCGCCCGGGCAAGCACACTGACATCCGCAAGGTTGCGCCTGCGACCGGGTTTCCCATGACGCTCGAGGAGGTCAAGCTGGATCTCCGCATCGACAGCTCTGACGAGGACGCAACGGTCATGCGGATGATGCGCGCCGCTGCCGGCTTCCTCGAGAAGCGCACCGGCTGCGCCGTCCTGGCCGGCCGCTACGAGGCGAACTTCAATTCGTGGTGCTCTTTCGCGCCGTGGGAGTTTCAACGCTGGCCGCTGCGCGAGGTGATCGAGATCGCCTGGCTCGACGGCTGCCAGAGCCCGCCGACGTGGTCGCCTGTCAGCCTGAGCGACTTCATGATCGCCGACCGTTCGAAGTCTTTTCTCGTCCAGCCGCTGCCGAGTTTCAGCGCGCCACAAATCTGGGCGCCGTTCTCAGGAATCCGCGTGCGGTTTATCGCGGGCTTCGACGTCGTGATCGAGAGCGGCGAACAGCAGGTGAGCGAAGGGTCGGACAGCGATGACGCCGCCGAGCCCAAGCCCATCCCCGACGACATGAGGACGCGCCTCACGATGCTGGTCGGGCACTATTATCAGAATCGTGAGCTCTTCGCGGCGGACAAGCTTGCGGAGATCGAGGCCAGCGCCGGTTCGCTTCTCGCGGCCGAGCGCAAGTTTTGGTAGCGGTTGTACTTTCCGAATTTGAGCAATGGCTCGTCGCTGCTTGGAACGACGGAGCCAGCGCGACCGAATTGGGGCGGCAGGCCCGCCTCACGCGAAACGCCATCATCGGTCGCGTCCACCGGCTTGCAAAAAAGGGCGTCGAGATCCGCACGCGCGCGCCGGCGACGCCGCGTGTCAGGGCGCCAAGGCCACCGCGGCTGCCAAAGATCAAGCCGGAGCCCCGGCAGATTGAGGCGCCGCTGGACCCGGAGTTCGCGGTCAGAGTGATCGAGGCCCGCGACGGTCACTGCTGCTGGCCATTCGGCGACCCTCAGCTCGACGAATTCCGATATTGCGGACGGCCAAGATTCGAGGGACACCCCTACTGCGAAGGTCACTGCCGGGACGCCTATCAACCGCGTCAACCGCGCCGGGCCAAGGAGGACGCATGACATATCCCCGCGTGCTCAGCGAAGACGAGACGCTCGATCAGGCCATCGCAGGCAAATGTCTCGCTCGGTATGGTGATGGTGAGCTGAGCCTCGCGCTGGGCGGCGACTGCATCTTTCAGGTCCGCAACGCGGTGCTCGCAAACGAACTCCGAAAAATACTGCTCAGGCCGCGCCCGAACTTGCTGGTGTGCATCCCCAATTGCGAGGCCGAGACCAAGCCCAGCTGGCGCCGGTACGCCGGCGAAACCTACACCCGCCTTTACGACCCGGCGCTGACCTATGGGAGCGCGTTTGTCAGCCGGCCGGACTCGGCCCCGTGGATTGACCGGCCGGACTATTGGGAAAAGCTGACCGGGATCTGGAGGGGCAAGGACGTCACGCTGGTCGCCGGCACCGACGTCTCGCTCAGAGCGGCCGAACTCGGCGCGGCGAGCGTGCGGCTGGTCAAGGGCCCGGGTGAGAACGCGTGGGCCGAGATCGATCGAATCGACGAGGAGATCGGAACCCCGGCCGGGCCGGTGCTGCTCTGTCTTGGGCCGGCGGCGACCGTGCTCGCCTGGCGGCTTTCGCGCCGCAGCGTCCACGGCCTCGATATGGGGCACGTCGGGCTCTATCTGAGGCACACAGGCGCATACGCCATCGGGCTTGATGACGTGGCGTCGCCCGAATACCGGGCGCTCCTGAGGGCCGTGCATGCCCGGGAGACATGGGGCGAGCACGGGGCCTCTCACGCGCTGATCGTCTCGGCTTGGGCCCGTGATCTCAATGCGCGGTCGGTTTTGGACTATGGCTGCGGGACGGCGACGCTGCCGAGCGCGCTCCACGCCCGGAACGCGGCGCTCAAGGTCCAGATTTATGACCCGGGCCGCGGTCAGACGCACTGGCCTCCGAAGCCGGCGGATCTGATCGTAGCAACCGACGTCCTCGAACACGTCGAGCCTGACAAGATCAGGACCGTGCTGCGCCACATTTTCCTGCTTGCCGTGAAGGGCGCCTTCTTCTCGATCTCATGCGAGCCCGCGAAAGAGAGGCTGCCCGACGGCCGCAATGCTCACATTTGCCTTCTCACCCCAGAAGCTTGGCTGAGCCTGATCGCCGAACTCCCTTGGACAATCGAAAAGACAGACCGCAAAAAGGGAGTTCGGGTGTGGATCAGAAAATAAGATTTCGCCCCGACTTCGACGCGTGGTGGCCCAACTATGACCACGCGCCGGAGACCTGTTTCAAGTTCGTGCAGCGCGGGCTTCCCGACGCCGATATCGCCGCGCGGCTGTGCCAGCGCCGGCGCGTCTGCATTCAGGCCGGCGCGCATGCCGGATTCTGGCCGCGGCGCCTGGCTGGTCATTTCACAACGGTCTACGCGTTCGAGCCCGAGCCCACGCTGTTCGAGTGCGCGCGGGCCAACCTGAGGCGCTGGCGCGTCAAGAACGTCGACCTGAGGCCGGACGCACTCGGCGATCAGGCCGGCACGGCAGTGCTGCGCGCACACCGCTCGGCCGGCAGCTGGGCGATTGCGCCGGGCCTGTCGTGGGACAGCGGCCTTACCGACGAGACGGCCGACGTTGAAGTGAAAGTGACGACGATCGATGCGCTGGGGCTCCCGGTCGTCGACGCCATCTATCTCGACGTCGAGGGCTTCGAGACGACGGCGCTGACCGGCGCCGCGCGCACGATCGCTCGATCACGGCCGATCATCCATCTCGAGGAATTGCCGGACAGCGCGGCGGCAATCGAGATTCACATGGCGGCGCTGCACTATGTCCGCGCGGCCGTTGCGCACAAGGACGTGATTTTCAAACCGAGGGAGAGGTCATGAGCGACGACAACGAGATCGAATTCGAGCCCGTCATCACCGAGCGGGCGTTTCCGTTTTTGCGCGTCCAGCAGGGCCGCATTGAGGCGCTGGCCGATGACCCTGCGGCGTGGCGCGAGGCTTACCGGCTGCAGCTGCTCGAGACGCTCGAAGCGATAGACGATTTCATCCCGCGCCCGCTGACCTCGGTCCTCGATATCGGCGGCGGGATGGGCGGCTTCGACGCGCTGCTCGCGAGGTGCCAACCGGGCTTGCGCATCACCATCATGGACGGGTTTTCTGACAAACCCGTGCCCGAGCGCGACAAGGCGTTTTCGCAGAAGACATACTCTGACGCTGATGCGGCGCTCGATTTTCTCAACGCGAACAACGTGCCGACCGACGACGTATCCTTCATCAACGCGAACGCGCCGGAGGCGAAGCCGACTCGGCAGTTCGACCTGATCTTGTCGCTGCAGGCGTGGTGTTTCCATTTTATGCCTGCGGTCTACATGAAGTTCGCGCTCGCGGCTTCGCGCCCGGGGACGGTCTGGATTCTCGACGTCCGCGTCATGACCAAGTTCTGGGCGTCAGACCTGTTCTCGCAAGAGCGCCTCGAGCCCATCGGCGAGGCTCCCGGCTTCAACGACAAGTACACGCGCATGGCGTTTCGGGTGATCGCGTGATCGAGGTCGTCAGCGTGATCGGCGGCGGCTGGTCGCTGGGCATGCTGAGCCCTGAGGAGCGCGAGCGAATCCCGGGACACCGCATCGGCGTCAATGACAGCTTCTTGCACCTCGGCTGCGACGAGGGCGTGACCATGGACCGGCTCTGGACCGAAAACCGGTGGCGCGAGTGTGAACTGATCGCCCGGCCGCTTTCGGTGCGCGACACCGCGCTGCGCAATATCAAGGCCCAGCCGCTCTGGCTGACCGCGTTCGCCTGTGACCACGACACTGATCGAATGAGCGACATTCGCGGCACATATAACGGCCGCAACTCAGGCGCCTGCGCGATCAACGTGGCCTTTCAGATGAAGCCGCGGTTCATCATCCTGTGGGGCTTCGACATGTGCCGGTCGCCGAAGGGCGAGCCGTATTGGTATCCGGTTTACCCGTGGTCTCGCTGCCGGGAAGGCAACACGCCACCGCGCGTCTATCAGGACTGGAGCGCGGGCTTTCGCATCATCGCGGCGCAGTGCGCGGAGGCGGGAATCTCGGTCATCAACGCCAGCCCGGTCAGCGCGATCACCACCATTACAAAGGTCGACCCATGCAAGCTGCTCATGCCAACGACGTCACGCTCTGCCTGAGCTATTACGAAAACCCCGAAGTGCTGGCGCTGCAGTACGAGCGGCTCAGAGATCTCCCGGCCATCCTCAAGGAGCACATTCGGGTGATCGTCGTCGACGACGGCACGGCCGCGCCGGCGCACTCATCATTGCCCGGGCCAGGCGCCAAGACCGGGCCATTCACTCCGGCGTTCAAAGAAAAGCTGTTCGGCGTCGATCTCAGGCTGCTGGCAATGGACGTCGACGTGCGTTGGAATCAGGATGCCTGCCGCAATCTCGCGGTCTCGCAGGCCGAGACGAAGTGGCTGCTCCTGACCGACATCGACCATTTGATTCCGGCCGCGACCTGGCGATCGATAATCACGCAGCGCCTGTCATGGAAGAAGGTCTATACCTTTGAGCGCAAGACTGGCCCGGGCCTCTCGGTGCGCAACCCGCATCCCAACACCTGGCTGCTGACGCGCGACACCTTCGAAGCGGCCGGCGGCTACGACGAGCGCTTCGCCGGGTATTACGGGACCGATGGCGATTTTCGCGACAGGCTCAGGCGCGTCGCGGTGATCGAGCAGCTGCCGCTGGTGATTCACGAGGTCACGCCTGACATGGTGTCGGACTGCCGGACGCGCCGCTATGAGCGAAAAACGCACGATGACAGGGTGACGATTCCTGAGATCAAAAAACGGCGTGGCAACGCGCCGACCGTCCGCAACCGCTTTCCATGGCATGAGGTCTGAAATGGCTTTGAGCAGCACGCACACGTTCGCCGAGATGCAGATATCCGGTAAAGCCTATGACGAGATCCGCGCTAAGCTTGAGGACGCGGGTTACGGCCACGCCCTCCTGCCCATGGAGGGAGGGGTCACACTCGACATGCATGGCATCGGCCTGACGCGCGCGCCTGAGCCCGTCGGATTCGTGAAGTCCGAGTGCAAGCTGAGCGACGCCGACGTCGCTGAGATCCGGCGCAGCATCGCCGAGGGGCTGATCGGGCCGCAAAACTGCGGTCGGCCTGTGATCTTGGAATCGGGTGCCCGGGTGATCTTCGAAGCGGCTGCGCCAAAGTCGCTCGAAATGGTGGAGGTCTGGCCGTGCTGACCGTCGAGGAGCGTAAGGAGCGCCGCAAAATCAAAGCGCGAAAATACGTTGCCGACTATCGCCGCCGACACCCCGAGAGGCTGTGGGACGTCACTCACCCGGAACGGGCATCGGAGATCCGCAAGAACGCACCATCAAACACAAAGGCGGCGCGGGCCGAGAGGATGCGAAATTGGCGGCGAAACAATCCAGAACGGAACGCAGCGACCGCACTGAAAGGACGTCCGGTCAGGCTAAAGGCGCTCAGAGATTGGCGGCAACGAAACAAAGAAAAAATGCGGGCAGCGTGCGCGGCCTACGATGCCTTAAAAAAACGCGCGCTTCCCGCGTGGGCTGACCGCAGCGCGATAGAAAAAATCTACCTTGAATGCCCACCCGGAATGGAAGTCGATCACGTCATCCCGCTGCGCGGCAAGCTGGTGTGCGGTCTGCATGTGCCCGAGAACCTTCAATATCTGACGCCTGCGGAAAACAGGAGCAAGGGCAATAAATGGCACCCTTAACAATCGTTACGTTCCTGTGGCGCCCGAAGAAGCACTACCGATCGAGCTACACGACGGAGCACGTCGACATTCTCCGGCGCATGGTCCGGCGGCACTACAAAAAGCCGCACCGCTTCGTGCTGGTAACCGATGACCCGACCGGGCTGACCGAGCGCGATATCGAGTGCTTTGAGCTGTGGTCGGATTTCAGCGAAATGGTCAACCCGAGCGGCGGCAACAATCCCAGCTGCTATCGGCGCCTGCGCCTGTTCGCGCCTGAGCCCGGCGCGTTCCTCGGCGAGCGTTTCGTCTGTGTGGATCTGGACACGGTCATCACCGGAAACCTCGCGCCGCTCTGGGACCGCGAGGAGGACTTCGTCATCTGGAAGTCGCCGGGCGGCGGCAATCACCGCAACCCCTACTGCGGGTCCATGTTCATGCTCACCGCCGGCGCGCGGCCTCAGGTGTGGATGGATTTCGACCCTCACCGCTCGCCCGTCCTGACGACCGCCCACGGTCTCTTCGGCAGCGATCAAGCGTGGATTGCCTACCGCCTCGGCCCTGAGGAGGCGACGTGGAGCGAGGCCGACGGCGTCTACAGCTACCGCTCGCAGGTCCAGATGAAACACAGGGGCGTGCTGCCGCGCGGGGCAAAGATCGTTTTCTTTCACGGCAAGCCCGACCCCGAGGACCCTGAGCCGCAGCGCCTGCAATGGGTGCGGCAAAACTATCGCTGAGCTATAACCCGGGCCATGGGACTCAGCGCCGGCGAATTGGACAGACGAATCGAGGTCGAGATCGGCACGCCCGGCCAGGACGCGGCCGGCGACGTCGTGCCGGATTGGTCGTTGCTCGAAAAGCGCTGGGCGAAGAAGCGCGAGGGCGTCGGCCGCGAGTTCATGGGCTCCCAGCAGGTCATCCGTGACGCCGACACAACGTTCACCCTGCGCTACGACACCGCCAGCCGGGCCTATGCCCCGGAGACGCACCGATTCGTGTACCGCAGCGTGATCTTTGAGATCGTGGCCATCGCTGAGGTCACCGACGGCCGCTTCAACGGTCTGTCGTTTCTGTGCTGCTCGAGGCCGGACGCTGGCGGCGCGCGCGGCCGTGACACCACGTCGGATGGCTCGCCGTGACGACCTACGGCGCCGCAAATCAGCTGGCGCTGCAGCGCTTTCAACAGCTGGGCGGCTCGCGCGCCGCGTTCGCCAAAGCGAGCAAGGGCGGCAAGCTGATCGCCATGCAATGGGAGGGCGCCTCAGATCTCGAGCAGGCGCTGCGCGGCCTCGGAACTGACCAGAACATCCGCCGCGTCCTCAAGCGTGCGGCGATCGCCGCCATGGAGCCCGTCGCGAAAGACGCCCGGGCGCACGCGCCGAGATCTCGCGGGCCGGTCAAGACGCGCTCGGGCCGCAGCATCGACCCCGGGACCTATGCCGAGTCCATCGACGTGGGCGTCACGCTGAGCCGCCGGCAAAAGGGTACCAGCCAGGTCAAGCCGGCCGGCCCCGACACCGCGGTCGCCTTTGTCGGGCCGAAGCCAAACGGGCCCGGCGTGCTCGAGGAATTCGGCACCGCTCAGCGTCACTGGCACAGCGGGAAATCGACCGGCTTTGCTCCGGCTCACCCGCACATGCGGCCGGCGTGGGAGAACAACAAGTTCGGCGTCCTTGATTTGCTCGGGAAAATGCTCTGGGTTGAGATCGAGGCGACCGCGAAACGGCTGGCGCGGCGTCAGGCGAAACTGCTGGCGAAAAAATGATCGTCGAAACCCTCGTCGAGGACATCCTCAAGCAGGAGCCTGAGATCAACGGCCCGGTCGGCGGCCGGATCTTTCCGCGCCAATTGCCCGACGCGACCGCGTACCCGGCTATCGTCGTGACCAAGGTCTCGGGCAATCCGTTCTATCAGAACGGCCAGGAGGCCGGAGTTTCGACCGCGCGCGTGCAGGTCGATTGCTACGACGACCGCGGCTACGCGGCGGCGGTCAGGCTCGAGAAGGCGGTGCGCGGGAAACTGAGCGCCCTTAAGAATTTCAACCAGTCGGGCGCGGCCTGCACGATTGACAGTATCCGGTGCATTAATGATACGGATATGGGCGAGCCGGGAACGGAACGTGCTGGCCCGAGGTTGCGCCGGCGCATGCTCGAGTTCGCTGTTTTCTACAAGGAGCTTTGACCCGCCATGTCAAACCAAGACGCCCACACTGGTTTCGGCGCGCTATTGCAGCGCGGCGATGGCCAGTCGCCGGAGAACTTCATCACCATGATGGGTGTCAAGTCCATCAACGGGCCGAACATGACCCGGGACACCCATGAGACCTCAACGCAGGCTCAGGACTCGAACTTCAAAACCTACATCGGCGGCATGGCCGACGGTGGCGAGGTTTCGTTCGAGGCCAACTTCCTCCCGCGCGACGACACGCAAGGCCAGGAGACCGGCTTCCTGTCGGAGTTCGATCAGACCTCATGCGACTCCTTGCGGAACTGGCGAATCGTGTTGCCGGAATGCGCCGGCGAGAGCGAGGGCTACTTCGAGTTCAACGGCGTCGTGACGGCCGCGTCGCCGACGTTTCCCATGGACGACATCATGGGGATGAACGGCACGATCAAGGTCAGCGGGCGCCCGACGCTCGTGTTGCTGACGGGTTGAGCCGATGACGAAACTCCAGAGCGCCGTTAGAACCTACGAAGTCGACATCAACGGCGCCGAGGAGACCTTCCACCTCGCGCTCAATTACGCGGCGATGACCGCGCTTTGCGACGAGTGGAAGATCGACATTAACGCGCTGGACACGGCGCTCGATAAACTCGACCCAACCAAGGTCCCGGACGTCATCTACGCGGCAATGAAGGGCTACGACCCCGACGCCACGAAGGAGCGCTCCGTCAAATTCTGCCGGGCGCTCAGCGTGCCGGACCTCATCCGCGTCTGCCACGAACTGATAAGTGGCGCGCAGCCGGCGTCGGAGGACGGCGCCAAGGGCCCTCGCGCGCGGCCAGGCTCTACAGCCTAGACGAACTGCTGGCCGAGGCCGCGGCCATTGGAATCAAGCCTCATGAATTCTGGCGCTACACACCGCGCGAGCTCTTCGCGGCGTTCAAGGGCGCGTCGATCGCTGCCGTTCGTGACAGGCAGCGGGCGCTCTGGCAGGCGTGGTCGATGGCAAATTTCCAGCGCGCCAAAAAGCTGCCACCGATCATGCCGCTCCTTCGCCAACTTGAGGCGAAGCGTGATATGACCCCGCAGGAATTGCGGACGTCGATCATCGGCATGGCCCACGCGATGGGCGCACAGGTGATCCACAAGAAGAAGGGCGACCCCTAATGTCAGCGGTGATCGGCGCACTCCGGGCAGAACTTTCCGCGTCGATCGCGCAATTCCAAAGTGACCTCGGCAAAGCGGCCGTGAGCCTTAAGGGTTTCGCGAAAGAGGCCGAGGCCATTGCCAGTGAGATCACCGCGGTCGGCACAAAGATGGCCATCGCCATCACCGGCCCGCTGCTGTTGCTCGCCAAGGCGTCGCTCGATCAGGCGGTCGAACTCAAGCAGGCGATGGCTCAGGTGGAGACCGCCATCCAATCGACGGGCGGCGTCGCGGGCAAGAACGCCGCTCAGCTGGAGGAAATGGCCCACCAGCTTGAGAACATTTCGACCTTCGACAAATCCGACATCCTCAAGGGCGTCACGTCTCACCTGCTCCAGTTCCGAAACGTGACCGGCGACGTTTTCGAGCAGGCGCAGAAACTCATCGTCGACTTCGCGGCGCGCACCGGAACAGACCTCGAGTCGGCGACGCTGAAATGGGGTCGCGCGCTCAACGACCCCATCGGCGGCGTCAAGGCGCTCACCCGCGCCGGCGTACAGTTCACGACGCAACAGCAGGCGCAACTCAAGTCGCTCGTCCAAAACGGTCAGGGGCAAAAGGCGCAGCAACTCATCATCAAGCAGGGCATCGAGCTTTATGGCGGCGCGGCTCAGGCGCTGCGCGATGCCACGCCCACGGCCGCGCTCAACCAGTCGTGGCGCGACCTGAAAGAGACCATCGGCAACGAACTCCTGCCGCTGCTCAAGCCGCTGATCGATGACCTGCAGCACCTGATCGAGCAATTCCTGCAGCTGAGCCCGGCCATGCAGCAATCGATCATCAAGTGGGCAGCGATTGCGGCCGTGGCCGGCCCGGTGCTTTTGGTCTTCGGCGAGGTGCTCAAAACCATCGGCGAGGTCTCAAAGCTGTTCTCTACGCTCGGCGAATTGGTCGCTGGGATAGACTTTGCGCCGATCATTGAAGGGCTGGCGGCGCTGCTCGACCCGTTTGTCGCAATTGCCGTGGCAATCGGCGCGCTGATCCTGAGCGTGCCCGCGTGGCGCGATCAGATTCTCGGAGCGTTTTCCGCAATCTGGGACATGGCGAAGTCCTCATTCGGCGACGCCTGGCAACAGCTCATGGCGGCGGTCGGCGATTCGATCACCCAGCTGGGCGCGGCGTTCAAGGAGGCGTGGGACGGTCCCATCGGCGACTTCTTCCGTTTTGTCGGCGGCGCGCTGGTCGAGTTCGTGACCGAGGTCGTGAGCACGTTCGGCGGCGTCATCATCGACGCGATTTCTGGCTTTATCATCTTCCTCGCGCGCTCTGTCGATTTCATCACCGACAGCCTCAAGCTGGTCGTCCACTTCCTGAGCGGCGATTTTTCGAAGGCGTGGCAAGACGCGGCGAACGTCGCGGCCGACTCCATGGCCACCATCGATCACGCCGCGAGAGTTCACACCCCGCCGCCGCCGAAGCCTCCGCCCCGGGTGACGAACACGTACACGCTTGCGCCTTACGTGCCGCCGACCGGCGGTGGTGGTGGCGGTGGCGGCGGTTTCGACCTGCACAACGCCGACACGCTCAAAAAGGTCGCCGAGGCCACAAAGGAGTTCGAGACCACCATCACGGCGATGGACCAGCGCATCCAGCACGGCCTTGATGACCTCGCGCTGCCAAAGTCCGTGGCCACCGCGAACGCGCTCTACGCGCAAATCGACGACTTTGTGAAAAAGGCTAAGGACGCCGGCGTCAACACCGGCAAGTGGGCGACGCAGATTGCCGCGCTGCGCGCGCGTATCAGCACGCTCCAGATCGCGGGCCTCGTGAAAGAGGCCCAGAAGTTCGGCGAGGAAGTGAACGCTGACGCGCTGGCTGTCGACAAATATGGCAAGGGCGGGCTCGACCCTCTGACAGAAAGGCTGCAAGCGGTCGACGACCAGTATCGTCAGCTGCGTGACAAAATCCAAAACGACATCGATGCCAACGCCGCGCTCGCCGACCGCAATAAGGATGCGGCCGACGCGATGGAGGTGCTCAAGAAAAAGCTGGCGGACCTCGAGAAGGCGCACAAGACGGCAACGGCTGCAGCCTATGCTCAGGTCGCCGCCGAGCAGGCGCTCGCTCACCTTCAGAGCCTCGGCGAACAGCTTTCGACCCGGCAAGACATCGAGACGTTCAAGCAGTCGCTCGGCCAGGGCAGCCCGATCTCGAGCGCGCAGGAGCAGCAACAGCAAATTGCGCGCGACCTCGCAAAGCAACAGAGCGACGGCGAGATCAAGCTGGCTGAACTCATTAAGCAGCGTCAGGAGATCGAGACCAGCGGAACCCAGCAGCAAAAAGACGACCTCGACGCCCAGATCAAGCTGCAGGAGGAACTTAACGGCCTCGTCAAAAACACGACGGCCGCGCAGCTTGATGGTCAGAAAAAGATCAACGACGCCTTTAGGAACTTCACGGATAGCCTCAGCAGCGACCTCTCGGACATGGTCACCACGGGCAAGTTCGATTTCCGCACGTTGCTCGGCGACTTCGAGAAGCTGGGCGAGAATCTGTTCGTCAAGCCGCTCATGGATCAGCTCACGAACGTGCTGGGCTCGTTCCTGAAAAGCCTGCTCAGTTCGTTCGCCGGCGGCTTCGCCGGCGGCGGCTGGATGCCTCCCGGATCTTGGGGCGTCGTCGGCGAGCAAGGGCCCGAACTCGCGTTCGCCGGCGCGCACGGCATGTACGTGCAATCGAACAAGGATAGCGGCGGCGCTGGCGGAGTGATCGTCAATCAGTACATTCAAACGCCGGACTATGGTGCATTCCGGGCAACGCGTCGGCAGCTGGCGCGTCAGGCAAAGCAGGCGATGGGCTCATGAGCGACGACTTCGAGGACGTCTATCTGCCGCCGAGCCTTGCGCGCATCGCCTTCACGTCATCGCCGCGGACGTCGACGACGATCACGGCCGTGGCCTCAGGCGCCGAGCAGCGCAACAAGAACTGGAAACACCCGCTGCGGCGCTTCGTGGCCCCCGGCGCGATCGACTGCGACGAGAAGATCGAAGACCTCAAGGACCATTTTCTCGCGCTCGGCGGTCCCTTCATCCTTTTTCCGCTTCGCGACCCGCTCGACTTCGCGTCTCGCCGGCTGCCGAAGGCCAATGTCGCGCCGGTCGTCGGGCCAACCGATCAGTTCTTTGGCGAGGGCGACGGTCTCAACCCGCGCTTTCCGCTCAAGAAGAGCTATGAGCGCGGGACGCGGACCTATGTTCGAAACATCACCCTGCCCATCGTCGACTCGGTGCTTGTGGCCATGAACGCGCTCCCGCCCGGCACCGCAGACCCGACGCTGCCCGGCGGGCCTTACAGCTTTTCGGTCGACCGCATCACGGGCGTGGTGACATTCGACCCGCCGCCGGCGAACGGAATCCTGCTCACCGCAGGATATTTGTTCGACGTGCCGGTGAGATTTGAGGCCGACGACATTTTCGACCAGATTGTGTCGTCCTATCAGGTGCGCGAGCAGGCCGACCTCAGTTTCGTAGAGGTCCGCTTTCCGTGCCGCAACGGAGACTCGGGATGATCCTTTGGGCTGACAGCTTCGACCACTACGGCGACACCGAGTCGAACATGACCGACGGGCCGTGGGCGGAGATCTTCGCCGACATCAGCACCGAGCACCCGCGCACGGGCGCGCGCGGACTCAGGCTCGGCGCCAGCGGCTCGGCGATCGCCCGGCGCGTCTTTGGCGGCAACAAGACGGTCGCGGGCGTCGGCATGGCGCTCTATATGCCAGCGCTGCCGACCGTGAACGGCGGCATGGTGCCCATCCAGTTCATGGATGACGCGAACGCCGCTCAGGTCCGCGTGGTCGTCGAATCGACCGGCGCAATTTCGGTTTATCTCGGGCCCTTTTCATTCGGCAACATGCCGGTGGCCACGTCCACCGAACTTGCGACGACGAACGGTCAGAATCATCTCGAGGCCAAATGCGCGTGCGATGCCTCGACGGGCTCGGTCGAGGTCCGCCTCAATGGCGTCACGGTCTGCAATGTCTCCGGTATCAACACGGACATGTCCGGCCATGGAAACATCGCGCAGTACGCCTCGACAAACTCTTTCAACCGTGGGGCTGACAGCCAGTGGTTCATCGACGACGTGATCGCTTGGGACGGCAGCGGCACCTATAACAACGACTTCGTGGGCGACAAAAAAGTGTTCACCGATTTCCCTGACGCCGACACCGCCGATATCGACTGGACGCCGTCGACCGGGACCTCGCGCTTCGCGATGGTCGATGACCCAGATCCTGATGGCGACGGCACCTATGACGAGGCGGACGACGTCAACGACGTGATGGGCGTGACCTATCCCGACGTCGACCCGGCGGTACTCACGATCGCCGCGCTGATCTTCCTCCACAAAACGAAGAAGACCGACGCCGGCACATCGAACGTCCAGCAGTCGGTGATCTCAGGCTCGGATCAGACCGATGGCGATGACCGGCCGATGACGACCGCGTATATCGTTTATCAGGACGTGATCGAGACCGACCCGGCGACGAGCGCCCCGTGGATGCCCGCGGCGGCGAGCGCCGCGGCTCAGAACCTCACCCGCACCGCCTGAGGAGGGCGCCATGGCATCGCTGATCTTTAATTCGTGGATGGATGACGTTTCGAACGGCAACGTCAAAGCGACCGACACCTTTTACGGCATGCTCGTCGACTCGACCTACACGCCGAACAAAGACACCCACACAAAGCGCTCGGACGTGACGGGCGAGATCGCGGGCACCGGCTACACCGCCGGCGGTGCCGTGACCGCGTGCACGCCGTCGCTGGACACGTCAGTCGATCAAGAGCTCTGGACGTTCGCGGACATCGCTTGGGCGGCTGCAACCATCACGAACGCGCGCGCGGTCGTCGTCTACAAGCACCGCGGCGGTGCGGCCTCGGCCGATGAACTCGTTTTCTATGGTGATTTCGGCGCCAATCAATCGAGCGTGGCAGCGACGTTCACGGCGCACTTCACGAGCGCGCTTATCATCCAGAACTGAGGGCGCCGCTCATGGCCCTCGCCGTCGTCCAGTCGTGCTATACGCGCACCGTCTTCGTGAACCACACGGTCACGTTCCCGGCGCCTGTGACGCCCGGCAACCTCATCCTGCTCTTCTGCAACAATCTCATTCTTTCGATTCTCAACCAGCCGGACTGGACGCCAGTCAACCCGGCGGACACCGACGGCTTCTTCCTCGCCTATCGCTACGCTCAGGCCGGCGACGGCACGACCCCGCCGCCCTTCTGGCTGGACACGAGCAATATCAGCGCGGCGGAAGCGGTTGAGATCAGCGGCGTTACCGGCATCTTCGCTTCGGATTTTGAAGGCTATGTCCGCTCGAGTTCGACCCCCGTCACGGGCAACCCGACCGTAAACCCGAACGCGCTCGCGTTCTGCGCGTCCGGCCAGGGCTCGGGCTTTGGCGCGTACACGGTCGGCGCTGGCTTCACGAACTTGCAGACCAGCGGCACCGAAAGCATGTCGCTCGATTATGCGGCCGTCCCTGTTGCCGGCACCTCGCCGACCGATGCGCCGAACTGGTCGGCCGGCGGCACCGCCGGGCATTGGGTGATGGCGATCGTCGGCAGGTCGTCAGGCTCGCCCGGCGAGGGCGACACCGTTCCCGGCACCGTCACGCTCACCGCGCCCGGTGTCGAGGCTCAGGTGCCCGGCCAGGGCAGCACAGCCCCGGGCACCGTCACGCTGACGCCGCCGGCCGTCGTCGCTGAGCTGGTCTACGACGCGCCCATCGGCACCGTCAGCCTCAGGGCGCCGCGTGTGCGCGCCCATATCGAGACCGGCGTCGGCGATGCGCGCGTGACGCAGGCCGCGCGCCTGACGCTCGGGGTCGGTGCCCCGACTCCCCGGGCGACGCAAGCCGTGCGCCTCGCCATCGCTGAGATCATCGCCCAGCCTCGAGTCACGCAATGCGTCCGGCTGACGATTGCCCCGGCAATCCCATGCACCACGAAATGGTGCCAGTGCTGGCGAATCCAGCGCCGCGACGGCGTGACCTTGCGCTTCACGTCTCTGGACGAGGATTTTCTGTGGGGAAACCTGCTCTACAAAAGCTGCGACAGCCTCAACCCGTCAGCTGCGGAATCGGCGTCGACCGTGGGCCAGGTCGGAAATATCGAACTGCAGGGCGTCATTTCGTCAGACGATATCACCGAGGCGGATCTGTACGGCGGTCTCTACGATGACGCCTTCGTGGAGGTCTGGATTGTGCCTTACGAGGACACCGCCGGCGAAGTGCCGCGCCGTCTTGCGGCCGGCTGGACGGGCAACCTCTCGCACTCCGAGGCCGGGTTTAACATGGAGGTGATCGGGCCCGGCGCGCGGCTCGACCAGCAGGCGCTCACCCAGCAGGTCACGCCGACATGCCGCTGGGTGTTCGGCGACAATCACTGCACGAAAGACGCCGAGGCCCTCAAGAAGCAGGGCTTCGTCATGAACAGCACCCGGGACCGCGGCACCTTTACGGCCGCGATCTCCGAGGGCTCCGAGGGCGCTGGCGATATCTCCGATGGCGACCTTGCCTCAGGCGAAGGCGGCGGCGGTGGCGTCACGCCCGGGCTGCAATGGGCCAACGGGCGCGTGCGCTGGACGAGCGGCCGCAATCTGTCTCAGGTCTGCGAGGTCAAGAGCGTCGACTTCGACACTGGCACCATCGTGCTCTGGGCGCTGCCGGCGTTCCTGCCTGAGCCCGGCGACGCCTTCGATCTCCTGCCTGGCTGCGACAACAGCGCCGTGACCTGCAAAGAGGTCTACGGGAATTATTTGAACTTCGGCGGCTTCAGGGACGTGCCGGGCCAGGACTCGATCAACCAGACCCCCGATGCAAAATACTGAGCGCGCGCGCGTCGTCAGCGTCGGCCGGGAATGGCTGAGGACGCCTTACGCTCACCAGCACCGCGCGAAAGGAATCGGCGCCGATTGCGCCGGGCTCGTGCACGGCGTCGGCACCGAGGCGCGCGTGCTCAAGGTCAGCCCGGAAGCGCTCGCGCCGTTCCTGCGCTACTCGTCGACGCCGAATCCCAATTTCCTGCGCCGCTACCTCGAGACGTTTTACGTGCGCTCAGCGGTGCCGGCCGATCAGATTGCGCCTGACGGCTCGATAGCGTGGATGGCCTGGCGTCAAAATCTGCCGATGCACCTTGCGCTGGTCGCGACGGCCTTCGGGCGCCGGACGATCATCCACTCGTGCGAGCCTTTCGGCATGTGCGTCGAGCACACACTTGACGAGCAGTGGCGTTCCAAGGTGCAAAGCTGGTGGGACTATCCCGGCGGGTGACATGGCTGTTCTTGCGTTGGGTTTCATTGGCGCCGCTCTTGGCGCCGACATCGGCGGCACCATCTTGGGCGTCGCGGCTGCCACCATCGGCCAGGCGATCGGCGCGGCCATCGGCGGTCTGATCGATAACATCCTGTTCGCGCAGAAGCAGCAAGGACCGCGGCTCAACGATCTCAGCGTGACGACCTCAACCTATGGGACGACAATCCCGCTGCCGTATGGCCCTGAGAATCGCTACGCCTGCAATGTCATCTGGTCGACGGGACTAGTTGAGCATTCCCACGACGAGGGCGGCAAGTTCGGTTTCGGCGGCACCGAGCTCTATACCTACACGGTCAGCTTCGCGGTGCTGCTCGCCGGCCGGCCGATCAAGGGCGTCTCGAAAATCTGGGCGAATGGCAAGGTCGTCTACGACGCCACGAACGGCGGTGGCTCAGGCTCGGAAAGTCAGCACGGCGACGACGGGATCATTGGCGGCGTCGGCGACTTCCTCCAGCAGTTCGGCGTGACGCACATCGGATTCGAGTCGATGGCGGTCTATCGCGGGACGTTCGATCAGATGCCGGACCCGACGATCGAGGCGCACCTCGGCGTGGGCAACGTGTCCGGCTATCGCGGCTCGGCTTATGTCGTCATCAAGAACCTGCAGCTGGCGGATTACGGCAACCGCCTTCCGAACATCGAGTTTCTCGTCGTGGCCGATGACACGATCAGCGTCGGCGCCGTGTGCCTCGATCTCGTCGGGCGCTGCGGGATAGACACGAACAGCGTGGGCACGTCGGACCTCGACATGACCCTGCGCGGCTATGTGATCGGCACGGACTCGTCTGGCACGGCCGCGCTGCAGCCGCTCAGCCTCGTCTACGATTTCGACTGCGCTGAGGTCGCCGGCGGCTTGCGCATACTTTCGCGAGACAGCGCAATCCGCGGCATCGTGCCGACGCAAGATCTCGGTGGCCACGCGATCACCGATGACAGGCCGGTGGCGATCACATGGACGCGCGCGCCCATCACCACGAATCCGAAAGCGGCGACGGTCAGTTTCAAGGACCCCGGCCGCGACTATCAGTCGAATTCCCAGATGGCTCAGCGCGCGGCCGGATCTGCGAACAACAACCTCGCAGCCGATTTGCCGCTCACGCTCGACGTTGACACCGGCAGGCAGGTTGCCGACCGCATGCTCTGGGAGGCGTGGACCGGCTTTCAGACCGCGACCGCCAGCACAGATGACCGCTGGTCTGTGCTCGAAGCCGGGCAGCGCTATCTGTTCGAGACGCCGGCGGGCCTCGAGCCGCTGAGGATCACGCGGCGCACGCGCGGCGCCAACGGCGTCATCGACCTTGAGCTAAAACGCGACCGCTCTGAGGTCTATCAATCGACCGCGTCAGGCGCCGCGGCCGACACGCCGCCGAACACGCTAAAGCTGCCCGGCCCGACAGAACTCATCCTGCTCGATATCCCGATCATGCAGGACGCCGACGACAACTCCGGGTTCTATTTCGGAGTGGTCGGCTCCGGTGATGGCTGGCGCGGTGCTGACGTGTTGCGCTCGCTCACGCCGACCGGCGAATTCGACGAGGTCGCGCCGCTCGGGCTGCAGGCGCGCGTCGGCGCGATCACCGGCACCGTCCCGGCTGGCACGACCGATGGCTATGACGACGTGACGACGATCACGGTCACCCTGCGGCATGATAACCAGACGCTGACGTCGGTCAGCGATGACGAACTCGAGAACAACTTTGCGAACGTCGCGTTCTTGGGCGACGAGGGCGACACAACGCAGGGTGAGGTCATCCAATATGGCGTCGCCACGCTGCTCGCGCCGGGTGTCTATCAGCTCAGCCACCTGCGCCGCGGTCGCTTTGGCACCGAATTCGCGGCGCCGCTTCACGCGCCCGGCGAGATCTTCGTGGGGCTCGACAAGGGCATTTTCTTCCGGGTCGATTTCGGCGTGCCGGATCTCAACCAGGAGCGCTGGCTCAAGGGCGTCAGCCTGCCGCTGCCTCAGGCCGACGTCGACGCCATCGCTTTCACGAATACCGGCGTGGGCCTGCGGCCTTACAGCCCGGTCGATCTTCGCGTCGACGATCACTCCGAGGGCTTCCTGACCTCGGGCGAAAGCGGCACCGGCGGCGGCGGTGATCTCACGCTCGGATGGACGCGGCGCTCACGCCTGCAATCCGGCGTGCTGGGTGAGGCCACCGAACTCTACACCGTGCGAATCCTCGACGCGCTGGGCGCGGTCAAGCGTGAGGCGACCTCGACTGTCGAAAGCTTCATCTACACCGCAGCAATGCAGGCCGCGGATTTCGGCGGCACCGTCGCTCACCTTCGCTGGCGCGTTGCTCAGGTTTCGGCGGTCTACGGGAACGGCATCTTCGCGGAATTTGATGGGCCCGTGGGCCCCTGATATAGCGCGAGGTCTCAACCAGGAGACCCGACCCCATGACGCTGCCCGCAAAGTTTCAGTACGTGACAAAGCTGCTCGAAAAGGCCGGCGGCAAACCCCGTCAGGTCGAGGTCGCGGTGAGCGTGTTCGGCACGCATGAGGCACCGGGCAGCGGCGACAATCCCGACATCCTTGGCTGGGCTGGCGAACTCGGAGTGGCCGACGTCTACAAGCACGACGCCGTGCCGTGGTGCGGACTGGCGATGGGCTTTTTCATTTCGCGCGCGGGCTTCAAGCCGCCGAAGGGTTACCTAATGCTGCGCGCTCTTGAGTGGGCGAACTTCGGCGACCCGATCAGTCAAACCGGCGCGATGTTCGGCGACGTCCTCGTCTTTCACAGGACCGGCGGCGGTCACGTCGGGCTTTATGTCGGCGAGAGCGCGAACGCCTTTGCCGTGCTCGGCGGCAACGAGGGCGACGCGGTCTCGATCGTCTACATCGAGAAGGACCGGCTATCGGCGGTGCGGCGCCCGCCCTATGGCGAAACGCTGCCGAACGTCATCAAAATCCCGCTGACCGCTGCCGGCACCGTCTCGACGAACGAAGCCTGACCCGTAGCGTGCAACCCGGTCGAGGGTGTAAGGCTGGGGGCCTCTCTCAAACGGAGGAATCCCAAAATGCAAGTTATGGCAGGAATGAAAAGCTACCTGCTCGCGGCGGTGATGGTCATCTACGCGGGCACGGGCTTTTTCTATTTTCACACTCTCGACCTCAACACTGCGATGGGTGTCATCGCTGCGGCCGGCGCGCTCGTCGGAATTCGGTCAGGTCTCTCGACCGAGATCAACAAGCTGCTTGCCGCGCTCGGTGTCGACGTGCAGGGCACCACGCTGACGCCGTCCGGCATTCAGAGCACGGGCTCGAAACTCGTCACCGCGCTCCGAACGATCGCCACTCCCGCCGGCGGCGGAAAGGCGCTCGGCTTCCTGATCGCGGCGATTCTGATCGCGCCGGGCCTTACCGGTTGTCAGACCTATAACGCGCTTTTCAACAGCGGCACGAGCATGAAGCTGTGCTCGACGCCTTCGCAGTGCGTTTATCAGGCGAAGGGCGGCTTTGCCGCAGCCCTCGCCCTGGCCGTCGCTTATCACGGCCTGCAGGTCTGTCCGACGAACGCTCCCGTCTGCAAGGACCCCGCGACCGATGCCGCAATCAAGGTGCAGGCCGTGGGCGTGCAGAATGCGCTCAACGCCGCCGACGCGCTGGTGAACTCCGGGCTCTTGCCGAACGGCGCGAAAGCGACGGCCGACCAGATCCAGGCGGCGGCAACCGACGCGGCAACGCAGGCAGCGTCTTTCAACACGGCCGCGCTCGCGCTGCCGCACAACTGAGGAGAAACCATCCATGTGGCTTACATACTTTCAGGTGGCGATGGCCGCGCTGGCCGCGCTCGAGCAGGCCGATCAGAGCGGCGCTGCCATCATCAAAGAAGTCCAGACAACGATCAATAATGCTCAGACTCAGGGCAACCGCGACCCTACACCTGAGGAGCGCGCGGCGCTCGATGCTGTCATCGCCAGCGAGATGAAACAACTCGACAGCTAAGGCGAGAAGTTTGGAAACTTCGCTTAAGGCATTGAAGAAACTCACGGGCGCTGCGAAAACGCTCGTGAGTTTCGTCTCGATTCGACGGGGAAGGCATGACAACGGACCCGACGGTCTCAGCAGCACTAACCGGCTTCCTATCGAACCTTGGATTCTTCGGGCCAGCCGCAGTCTTGGGCTGGTGGGTCATCACGACGCTCCGCAAGGACCTGACGAAGGAACGCGACGAGGCGCGGGCGGATCTGGCGAAAGCACAGTCGCGGAACGATCAGCTCACCGACCGGGTTATCACGCTCGCACAGAGTGTCGAGCGGACGATGGCGGAGCTGACGACGGCAATCCGCGAAGGCCGCAAGCAGTAGAGGGGTCCGATATGCTGCAGCGTCCAGACAGCGAGCCAGGCTATTCGCGCGGAGTGACAGACACCCGCGAGGTTCGGCCTGAGCACGCGCTCGTGCAGGCAATGGCTGCCGCCCGTCAGGTCAGGTCGCTCCTGCGCGAGAATCACGGGCGCCACACCGAGATAGCGCGGTCGCTCGCCGACGGTCTCACGGTCGGCCCGCTCGTCATCCACTGAGGTTGCAACCGTCACCGGACAGGTAGAGGTTCGTCGGCGTGACCGAACAGCCGTCCCTCGCGCCGACCACGACCGCGCAGCAAGACATGACCACGGCCGGTCAGCGCGCGATCAACCTGATATGGGAGACGACCCAGAGCCGCATCGCGGTCGGCGTTGTCATGTTCACGCTGGCCCTCGATTCGGCAGTCGTCGTCATGAGCCTCGTGCTGGCCCGTGAGATCACGGCAACAATGGTGGGCGTGCTCGGCTTCGTGCACATGGTCTGCGGCGTCGTCATCAGCTTTTATTTTTCGCGGACGAACCACGCTGCCATCGGTGGCGTTGGGGCGAAACCGAGCGAGCCCTATCAAGGCCGCTGACCCCGCTGGCATTCCGGCCCGGGCCCACGCTATGCGTTCGCCCATGCCGCTCCTCATGATCCGCCAACACTTCGGGACCAACGTCAGCCACTCGATCATCATGTGCGATGACCCGAGGCCGGCAACGGAACTCGGCAAGGAAATTGCGCGGGTAGAAGTTCCCGAGGCCGTGGCCCGGCTGCCGCTCAGGGTCCTCGCCCGGCTCTTTCCAGCCGTCATTGAGGGCGAGACCGTTTCAGGGCCGTCCGTGGCCACGGTTGAGGCAGGGCTGCGCAAGGGCGCCCGGCGCGCACGTCGGCGGGGTGAAACCGGAGCGCCCGCCAGCGGCCCGGAAAACGGCTCCACGGCGAGCCTCAAATGGACGAGACCGCCGTTCAACGGCAAGGCTTGGCAGTAAATAGCCCTATTCCCTCCATCCGGGGGTTTTGGCTATCGGTCGCCCGGGGCTCAGGGGCGTTACTTTTTGCCGCCACGAACGTGAGCCCAAAAAGTAACATGGGCCGGATTGGGCAAATCCCTTTTTGGGGGTCAGGGCCCGGTTCGGTCGGCCTTGTTGAACGGGTGCCGCGGATCTGATGGCCATCCGTCGTCGTCACGCTCACGCTTGAAGCCTTCGAGTTCCTCGCGCTGCTTCGGCCGCGAGTGACAGCTATCGCACTGGCTTTCGAGTTCGCCGTGCCAAAACAGCAGCGGGTCGCCGCGGTGAGGGATGACATGGTCGGCGGTGTTTGCCGGGCGTGATCGGCCGGCGCGCTTGCATGGCTCGCACCACGGGATTCGGTCCAGCTGGGCCCTGCGTTTCAGTTTCCAACGCTTCGTGCGGTACCAGCGGCGCCACGGCTTCTCGCGCTCGCGCTTCCTGTCAGCCTCGGCGCGCGACGCGGCGCGCCGGTTCATTTCACGTCGAAGCGCAGGAGGACGTCGCCGGTCTCAGGGTCGCGAAACTCGATTCGGCCCTCGGGCAGCGTCGGGTCAGAGATCACCTTCATGCCGAACAGCTGGGCAATCTCTTTGCCCTCGAGATCTGGCACGACGATGCCCTCGGTGCCCAGCTTGTGTTTAAGGGCGTCGAAATTCCAGACGCTCAGCCCGGGCCCCATGAAGTGATAGGTCTTGGTCAAAACCGTTTGTCCTCGTCAACGCCGCCCAGCGGCTCGTCCCACCCTTGCGAGTAATAGGCGCGGTCGATCTGAGCGCGGTGCGCAGGGTTTATATACCCGTTGCGCTGATGCTGCTTCCTGATCGCCTCGAAGTGCTCACGCTTGCGCTCGTCCAGCTTGGTCCGCTTCAAGATGGCGTCGAGCCTCAGGCGCGCGCGCGCGATGGCAGTCTTCTCATCGCCGCCGCCGGATCTCAGCGCCTCGGGGTCGTACCCTGCAGCGCGGACGAGTTCCTCCCATAGTTTGTTGGCTTCGCGCCGCGCTTGCTCTTTCGCCGCAGCCATCGTCTCGGCGTTGCTTGATTGGGTTGTGCCGGAATCAAAATTGCCGCTCTTGGTCTGCGAGCGCTCCCAAGCCTCACGGAAAGGGTCGGTACCGAAGCCGCCGAATCCCGGATTGCTCGATCGCCATGCGCTCTGGCCATGCTCAGCATCCCAGCGGCGTTGGGCGTCTCTGAAAGCCGAGCCCGGCGGCGGCGGCGTGGCCTGGCCCAATATCTCCGCCCACGTCGTCTTGTTGCGGGCGAGCAGCGCAGTCGCCTTCCTGACTGCGGCGAGCGCCTCGCCGTCGTGGTCGCTGCCAGTCATCCCCATCAGCTTGACGAGCATCGCGCGGTCTTTCGCGTCCATCAGACACCGCGCCGGCTGAAACGGCGCAGCACCCGGCGCAGCGCGTTCCTGACGTTGAACAGCCGCGTGGCCCGGCGCGCCGAGCGATAGGCCGCGTTCTTTTCCTGAGCAGCGACGCGCCGGCGCTCTTTGCGGTTATCGGACATCGCCGAGATCCGCGTGACTGATCTCAACGAGGCCGAATTCGTGGGCGAGGTCGGTCAGCTCATACGCGTGCGGATTGTTACGCCAGAAGCTGCCGATCACCACGTACTCGCTGCCGCGCGGCGTGCCGTAAAGCCTTTGCCGGTCTCTCACCATCCGCGCGCAGCGGCCATCATCGGACTCCCACCGGCCGGTCTCAGCCGTCCGGCGCCAGCCTCGCAGCTGCAATTCGTGATCGGCCTCATGCTCACGGCCGGCGAACACGATGATCGGATTCGGCGCGCTCATCCGAACAGCCCTCCCGGCTCTTCGGGCGGCTGGACAGAGAGTGACCTGAGCGCGTTGTCGAGGGCGCGTTCCCAGTCCTTTGAGCGCATGAGGTTCTCCTGCGACCGGTCCTTGAAATAACGTTTCTGCGCAACGCGCATGCCGGCCGCTATCACCAGCGCGCTGCGATAAGACGTGCTGCAGGGCGTGCCAACCGGCAGCGCCTTGAACTCGGCATCGAGCCTGAGTGGGAGCGCCTCCTTCATCGGTCGCCCACCTTCACGCCCTGACGCTCGAGCGTCGCGTCGAGCACCTTTTCCCACGCAAGACACAGCTGCAGGCCCTCAAACGTCGGGTCGGCCGAATATCGTTTCTGGTGATCGCGCACGGTGGCCGTGATGTTCGCCACCATCATGAGCGCGGCCGGTGATCGCTCGCCTTCCTTGAACAGCGAATTGAACTCCGCCTCGATTGCCTTGGGGTCACGCATCAAATTCCCTCCTTCATGAGACTATGAAAAGCGTCGTCCGCGCGGTCGACGAGATCTGCCGCGTCGCGCAGCCTCTTGGCGGCGCTCGCGAAGTCCGCGTGGGTCCGGCCCTCATTGATCGCGCGCATGCTCTTGATCGCGGCGACCACCTTGGGCTTCGCCAGCCAGGCGATCGACGGGCCGAACGCCTCCCTGAGCGCCGTCATGAGCTCAGCGTCGGCGGTGTCGTTGGCTGGCTTGACGAGAAGGGACGCGGCCCGGTTTACGCTTTCTGTAAAGTCGCCTTTTTCAGCAGCCACGCGGCGTTTCACCTCGCGCTCGATTCGCTCGTACTCGCCCTTGACGGCCGCGCGGATCAGCGCGAACGCAAACCGCTTCTCGAATTGCACGGGCGGGATCATCGTTGGCGCCTTTTTGCGGATGACCTGTTCGCCCTTTGCCGTGATCTCCATCCAGCCCCACGGGCCCGGGATTTCCTCGATCTTGGCGATGGGCGTTTCGTGACCCTTCTTCTGCGGCGTCACGAGCCACCAGTGATCGCAGCGCACAAAGTGAGCGTCGGCCTTCGCCGGCATCTGTAGTTCGCGCTGCCAGTCTGAGCGCGAGACCTTGATCTCGAGGCCCTCGATGTAAAGGCCGCGGCTTTCCCAAAAGCTGACGGCGATGGCGTCGGCCAGGCGACCGGTGCGCCGGCCGCGCCCGAGGCCGTCGGTCACCTCGAACATGATCGCGCTCTCGGGCCGGTTATAGATCCGGCGCAAGTGTTCGCGGACCTCGTCGGCTTTCATCGGATGACGCCCAAAGCGTGAAGGCCGAAGACGATCAGCACGCCGAGGATTGTCCCGAGGGCCTCAAGAAATTGGTCGCTTTTCACGGGATCACACCCAGACTGCGCAACAGCGCGTCCGAAAGAAGGATGGCGCTGACGACGATCACCACGGCAAAGAGCAACAGCAGGCAGCCGTTGCCCTCGACCGGCTCAGTGTCGTCGACGACCAAAAGTGGCGGCGTCGGGCGCGGATGGTGAAGGCCGCGGCAGTGACCGCGCGGGCACGCAACCTCCGTCGGTGCGATAGGGTTGCCAGTGAAATTCATCTGGTCGCCGCAAAGCGGACAGGTCAGGTCGTCGTACATCAAAGCGGCCTCAGGTAAGGCAAGAGCGCGTCCGCTGCGGCCCACGCGATCACCGCAAGGACGATCAGAAACCCGATGCCGGCCAGACAGCCGGCGCACCCGTCGCTGCCGCCGCGGCGCTCAGCGCGCCAATCGCGCCGGTCCTCATAGCCTGACATCGTGGACCTCCGTCAGCGCGCCCCACTCGATCAGCCAGCCGTCAAGCAGCTGCAGGTCGGTTCGCTCGTTGCGCGCGATTTGCTTGTTCCAGTAAATCCAAAAATCCGACCAGTCCTTGAAGCCGTCGGCGAGCGCGAATGGGTCGAGTTCGATATGAGACCCGTCCCAGCAATTCAGGCGGCGCGGCTTCTTGCCCGGCGTCTCGTAGAGATCAACCCAGCTGTGGATGACCTCGACCGTGATCCTGATCGTCCGCTTGCATACCGCGCGCCCAATGAGCTGACAGCCCGGCTGCCGCATGCCGGTGTAAAGCTGGACCTCGTCGCCTGGCAGCGCGTGACCGCCGACGTGCTTTCGGCTCGGCGGCGGATTTTTGCGGCCCTCGCGGATGGTGTGGATTTTGGTCCCGGCAATGATCGGCGGGACGAGGAAACGTCTGAAATTATAAGCGACCATCACTTGCCCCTGATGACCTTGCTGGCGATCACCACCAGCAAGATGGCCCACGCGGCCTCCCACAAAAACGCGATGACGATATCGACCTCGTCGAGTTCGAGCGCCGCGCCGGTCTTGCTGATGACCTCCCAGAGCGCGAAGAACAGCAGCGCGATGCTGACCCACTCGGCGGTTTCGCGGCGGACAGATTCAAAAATCCTCTTGAGCATCAGCGTTTCTCCTTGGCCACGGTCACGCGCGCGGCCTTAAGAATTTTAATCAGGTGAGGGCGCATTGCGTTCATGAGATCGACCTCGAGCGGGCCCGTCATGTCGCCGAAGCAGCCGTTTTGCGCCTTGCTCTTCGCGCGCGACCGGCGGTGAGCCAGCCAGAGCATGCGGTCGATCTTTTCGAGCGTCAGTTTCGCCGCCATCACACTTCCCCCTTGCCGTTGCCTTCTGGAAACTCAGCGAGCCGCGCGTCGCCCACCGGCGGCGTTATCTGACGCCTGAGCCGGTCGTCCTCGGCCACCACGACGTCATAGCGATCGAGCAGCGCCTGCTCGTTTGCGAACGTCTCGACGACCGTCTCGCTCGGCCGGCCGTTTCTTGGGTGATCGCTCACCTGCATGGTCAAGCGGAAATTGACCCTGTCCAGCGTCATCGAATCGATTAGGCGAACGCGTCCCATCTGACCCCTCCTTGAGCCCGTCAAAGCGAATGAGACACCGGTCGTCGAGGTCTCTGAATTCGGCCGAGCCTTCGGGCAGCGAGGCGTCGGCAAAGATTGTGAAACCGAACAGGAAACAAGCGTGCGCGTAGACCCTCGCGCAGTCCACGGGCTTCTTGACCAACGTCGTGCGGGGCGCGTGTGATCTCAACCGGTCGTCGAACGCGCGGGAGAACGCCTGAAAGTTCCAGACGGCGAGCCGGGCCCAAGGCAGCGGTCGCGGTTTCCTAGTCACTGGACGCCCTGCGCGTCACGCATCGGCTTCGTGACCTCGAGCATCCTGTCAGAGCACTCGCGCGTGGTCTGAAAGAAATTGTCGAAGTATCGGCCGTCCAGTGCGAGCGCGAGCGCAATTGCCGTCGACGTCTGAATCGCCAGGATCATCGCTTGGATTTCCTCGACGTTACGGCTCCTCACGGCCTGCAAAACGAGCAACCCGAAGTCCCGCTTGTAAAGCGAGTTCAAACGGTCTGCGTTCGTCATCCCGGGCTTCGCGGCGTCAAGGATTAGCTCGCGCTCCATCATTTCCAACGGGGTCATTGCGGAGATCTCCACGCGTAAGGCAGGTCGAGCAGGGGGTCATCGCTGGTGAACTGCCCAAAGCTGTCAACGACGACCTCGGTCACCCTGATCTTTGCTGCGGCCGTGCAAGACGGGTCGGCGCGGTGCGTGTCCATGGCGGCTTCGGCGGTCGCCTCGCCGTCGTGAATCGAGCGGATGAACACGCCGCCATATTGCGCCCTGACGTGAAAAGCCGCGCTCATGACGACCGCTCCCGTATCAGCGCCAGCGCGCGGTCCCTCGCCTCGACGAGTTCGGCCATGAGGATGTTCGAACCGCCGCGGTCAGGGTGAGCGGTTTTCGACTTCTCGCGAAATGCGAAGCTGACGGCCTCGGCGGTCGAGTCCGGCTTGAGGCCGAGGATTTCCCACGGCGACTTCGGTGGCGGCAAAGCGTCAAAGCCCGTGAACGCGCGCTCGAGAATCTGAGCGCCACCGTGCCGCTCGATCGCGCGCATGGCCTCGAGCGTTTTGGCGATCGCCGCGAGGTTATCGCGCACGCGGGTATAGCGGTCGATCGCCATGACCTTCGTCTCGGTCTTGCCTTTCGGCGTCCAATAGACCGCGACTCCGGTGTCGGCCGGCTCTCCCTGATCGCCGCGCGGCAGCCCGGCCATGTTCGTGCGCAGCTGCGTTGAGATCATGCAATCGTCCTCGCTGACGCCGAGGCGCTGGAGTTCGTAGCGAACACGTTTCGCCGCCTCCTCCATCGTTATGTCGCCTTTCGACTGCCAGCTGTTCTGCCGGTCAGGGCTCCACTTCGTCTCAGCCTTTCCGAACTGACCCGTGACCTTTGTCGGCGACCGGCCCCAGCCCTCGGGCCATTTGAGCGGGTGTGTGAAAATCGTCATGACTCGACCTTCCATTCGTCTTTGAGAACGAGGCTTCGCGCCTCGCGATAGATGACGTGGTTAGGCGCGCTCAGCTGCAGGCCGAACGCTCGCTCGCCCCACACCATCACCGCCGGCGGCGGCGAAGGAATGGGAGCCTCGAACAGCGCGACGTTCTCTCGCGCGTCGAGGCTCAACAGTGTGACGCGCATCAAGCGGCCATTTCCTCGAGCAGGTTGAGCGCGCGCGTGCGAAGCTTGCCGGGTGGAATCCTGTCGATCGCCTTCGCCGCGCGCCGTCCGCACTCGCTGAGATCCGCGGCCGTGATCGATTTCTTGTATTTGCCGTGCTCAAGGCCGTCCGTGATCTGGGTCACCGGGATCTCGAGCGCGTCGCAAATCTGGACGAGGCGGCTGACGCTGACGCGGTTGTCGCCGTGCTCGTATTTCTGGATCTGCTGAAACGTGATCCCGCACGCCCGCGCAAGCTGATCTTGCGACCAGCCTTTTGCGGTGCGCGCCGCTCGGATTCGCGAGCCAGCCTTCACGTCAATCGGGTGCGGTTCGGTGTCGTCGTTTTTCTGTGCCATGTCGGTTACTCACTCCTTGGGTTGTGCCCGGTGACCGCCGGGCGCGGTGATTACTTCGGGCGCCGACCGCTGCGGCTCAGAGACCGCTTGCGTTCGGCACACATGGTCGACCAGCGGCCGAGCAGGACAGCGCGGTCCTCGGGGTCGAGATCTTCGCGGCCGGTCAGCGTCTCTTTGACCGTCGCCTGCATCGCGTCGACGTCCTCGGGCGTCTTGCAGCCCGGCAGGCCCTCATGGTCCTCGTTGAGCGAGGTGAGGTTTGCGAGCGCGGTGTCGAACAGGTGCTGGCGCTCTTCCTCGAGCGCAGCCGCCCGCTCGTGACTGTCGACCGCGTCGCCGGCGTTTTGACCCGGCTGGACGACGACCGTCTCCGCCGGCGGAATTTGCCCGGCCACGGGCTCAGGCTTGGGCTCAGGCTTGGCTTCGGTCTTCCCGGCGCCGTTCGCCGCCTCAGTCTTGCCGCCGCCCTGTGCCGGCTCCGTGGCCGCGCCCTTGACGGTTTCGGATGCGGGCTTGTCAGACTTGCCGTCGGCCTTTCCTTTTTCGCCCTCCGGCTTGTCTTTTCCGGTCTGACCGCCCTCGCCCTCGGCGAACGCCGGCCGTGACTGGCCGGCCTGAGCCGCGACCTCGGCCTTGGGCCAGATTTCATCGGCGGGCGCCATGCCATCCGTGACCGCCTGAATTTCGGAGATCGTCTTTGCGACGTCCTGAGCGGTGAACTCGGCGATCTTTCGGCCGCGCAACGTCTCAATCCTCAACGGGTCAATGTCGAGTTCGGTCAGGCGCTGCGTGATGCGCTCGCGGTACCGCGGAAGGTTCTTGCTGATTTTCTCGATCAGCTCTTCGCGCGCGACGTCATAGGCAAAGTCCGTGAAGGTGCTCAGCGCATTGCAGATGACATTGCGCGCGGCCTTCGAGACGGCAATCTGGAACACGATATCGAGCGCGCGGTCGGCGTCGAACTTGCTGCCGATGTTCTGATTTTTGCGCTGCTGAAACGGCCGCTCGAGGACGTAGCCGGTCTCCATGTCGTAAAACTGAGCATAGAAAATCCAGTGCGGGCCGAGATCGAACGCGCGCACCTTGACCGAGCAGTTCCCATAAATCCGGCTGACGGCGTTGGCGCATTTGATCGTGGGGCCGCTGATTTCGACCTTGCGGTTCTTCTTTCTGTCGTCGACCTCCCAGCTGTAGAAAAAGTCATCGCCGGCGGCGGTCGCCTCGGCGCGGATCATCTGCATCACGCGGCTGATATCGCGGCGCTGCTCGATCTTCATCGCGCCCTGCGGCCGCTCGTCCATGATCTGCTGGACGATCGCGGCCGGCAGCTGCGGCTCAGGCGCCTCGCGCGCGAACGCCTCCTTGAACGCGCCCTCGACGTCAGCGCTGCGGGAATCGGTTGTGGTCTTGGCCATGTGTTTTTTCCTCTTTCAACTGTTGAGCGTTTGAGCGTCGCCGCCGCTCAGTTCGCGGCATTGCATCGATAGTGCCTGGTTGAAAAATATGAGCGCCTCGGCGGACGGCGTCTCACCCTTCGGGCCCGACGTGCCGCTCAGGACGTGAGCGGTCACGATGCCGAGCGCGTTGAGCGCCGCGAGCACGTTCTCCTTGCCCTGACGGTTGCCGGCCATGTGACGCCGCACGACTGCGGAGAGCTCATGGACGAGCGGCATAACGTCATCGTTCGGCATCGGCGGTCTGTGCTCAGCCATCACCGCCTCACATTGGTCCGAAGGTTGATAAAGAACTCGACGCCGACGAGCGGCTGCTCCTTCTTGGCGATGCGCTTCTTGATATCGGTCGCGTTGACGCGGGCATAATCGCGCAGCGCGGACTCAATGTGCTCGGTCTTGATGAAGGCCCACACCTGAGCGGGGTCGAATTTCGCTCTGTCGAAGTCTCGAAAGTCGACGAACTCCTGACCGCTCTGGATGGCGTTCGGCGATCGCTGGCGCGTCACGTCTGCGGCCTTGGCGCCGGCGTGCTTCGCGGCGCGGTGAGCCTCGGCGGATTTGTCGTCGGCGAGATCACGCGCGGCCCTGGCCCTGGCGTCTAGTTCGTCGGCCTTCTCGATCGCCTTGAACACCGCCTTGCCCGGCAGCTTCGGTTTCGCTGCAGCGCTCTTGTCCTTGGCCAGCTGACGGGCGCGGTCCTCGTCGATCTTGCGCTGAGCTTCCTCGCGGGCCTTGCGCGCTGCTTCGGCGGCTTTGCGCTCTTCCTCCCGGGCCTTGGCCTCTTCGTCCCGTTTTTTCTTGGCCTCGGCCTCACGCTTCTCGCGCTCCTGTCTGAGCACGGCCGCGTTGTACGCGGTCATCGGGACCTCGACCGCCTTCTTGATCGCGTCGAGGTCATCTTTCGGCATGCCCAAGATGCCGCGCACCTGAGCCTGAGCCGTGCGGTATGGCGCGCCCTCAAGATCATAGGCTGACGCGAGACGGGTGATCGCCTCCTGCAGCTGAGCCACGTACTCGGTCGACCGCTTGAGATCCGCCGGCGTCTCGCATTTCAGGAACGCGCCCTGCTTCTCGATCAGCTCTTTCGCGCGAGCGATCAACGTCGCGTAGTGGGTCTCGACCTTTTCCTGCAGTTCGGTCCCGACCGGCAGCCACTCGGGCCCCATGTTGTGACCGATGCCGTGAGACGGCGCGACCACAACGACCTCGGAAAAGCCGTCGTCGAATCTGTCATCTTTGCCCATTGACGTGCTCCTTGACCGCCGCCTCGAGCGTCTCGAAAAAATATTCGGATGACATGGTGCCGAGCCGACCCGAGAAACGGCTTTTGACCATCCAATAAGTGTCGTGCTCACGGTCAGCGACGGCGATCAGGTGAGCGTCGGTCACCTCGGCGCTCGAGCACGGCAACGATTCGGACGTAACGTCACGCGAGCGCCGCGGCGAGCCTTTCAGTTCGGTGCTATCGAAAATCAGGATTCTCATTTGCGCCCTCGATTCTTCGGCCGCGCATTCTTGGTTCGCTTGCCGACCCACCGGTCAAGTTCGGTGGCGGACGCGACCAGCGCAGTCAGCGCGAGAGACGCGAACTTCGCCGTCTCAGCCAGCCGGTATGCCGACTCGGCCATCACCATCTGGGTGGTCATCAGGTGAGCGCGCGCAAACGCGACCGTGCCCGGCTTGACGGCCATGCGCGCCATGCGCGTGACGATCATGTCGTCCAGCTGGCGCTGCATGCGTTGCTCTTCCGTCTCAGGCGGTTTCTTTTTCGTCATCGTCAGTCGGTCTCCCTTTCGATTAGCAGTGACGTGTCCAAGTCGGCGGCAGCGAAGGCCACGACCGACTCCGGCGTGAAAAGCAACAGCGCTCGAGCAACGCTCGCCCGCTTAAAGTCTTTTGAGCGCGCCCAATGCTTGAGGCGACGCTCGACGGCCTCCCCTGACAGTTTCGGTCTGCGCTTTGCCATCACTCGCGCCCCACGATCAGACCAACAGGGCCGAGGCAAAACGTGACGTCCTCAGAGTCCCAGCAGACGCCTATCGTCCAATTGCGCGGATTCCAGCAGAGCCACGTCCGTTTCGTCAGCTGCATGGTCACTCCTCCAGAATCGGCGTCTTGAGATGGTCGACCGGACGCCACGCGGCCTGATATTCCTCCGGCGCGTTGGCGCGTTGCCACGCCCGCAGCCGGGTCATGTATTCGAACTCGGTCTGCGTGATCGGGTACTGACAGAGCCGCGTCCATTCGGCCACCGGGTCTTTCGGCACGCCGTCAATCTCACAGAGCAACACCTCGGGCGACGTCAACTCACCCGCGTCGTCGACCTCCTGCCTCAACCAGATCCGCGCCGGCACGAACGGCGCCTTGCGCGCGAGCCGCGCCTTGAAAAACCCGCACAGCGGTTCGTCCTCGTGGATCTGGACGTGCCACGCGCGGCCGGCGCACGCCTGCGCGTGCCAGGCGAAAGCGAGCGCGAGGTCAGACGGCTTTCGCACGGTCGACCTCCACGGGCTGAGGCCGACGCGCGCGCTCGAGTTCGGCCTTGATGCGCCGGCCGACCCACGCGATCACCGGCACCGCCATGCTGTTTCCGAGTTCGCGGTACCGGAGGCTGTTGCTTGCCGGTTTCCCGCGCACAGGCACGAGCGTGTAATCGTCATCAAAGCCGAACAGCCGCTCCCACTCGCGCGGCGTCAGGCGGCGGACGACGGCGCCGGCGGCGCGCACCGGGTCCTGATCGCCTTTATCAGCGTCGGCGCTGAGACCGAACGCAACGTCCTGCGGCTTGCCGTCTTTGCCGCGCGTGAAATGGCTGGGCTTGAACATCACCGCCAGCTGACTGCCGCCGTTCGTGTTCGCCTGGTCGGCGTTCATCGCCCGCGCGGTCGGCGCGAGATCTTCGCAGGCATCGCCCGCGTCAGATTTGCAATTGAACACGAGCGGCCGGCTGTCCGTTCTCAGCGCCGGCGAGACGTCCGGGCTGGGCTGGGTCCGGTCGTTGGGTGCCGTGAGGTCTTTGCCGTTGACGACCGTCACACCTTCGAACAGCAGCGGGAGGCTCGAGCCGCTGAGCGTCGGCCCGGCGCCGTCGGCCGACGATGGACGGCTGCGGTTGTCGGGTGAGGTCAGCTGCACGGCGTCAGCGATCACGACGTGGCTGCTTGGGTCTTTCGCGCCCATGAGCGTGTCGACCTTGTCGCCAGTCGAATAACCGCCCTCGCTCGAGGTCACCCGAAAAGCCTCAACGAGCAGGTGCCCGTCTTTCGTGTTGCTGTCGACGCCCTTGGCATCGCGCTCCTGCAGCGCCCACGCGGCCTCAGGCGGCTCAACGATGAACGCGCCCTGCTGATCTAGGTCCGTCGTTCTGAAACCGCCCTGAGCGTTGCTTCCAAGTGTGCCGGCAACGTCTTCCCCCGCTTGACGGCGCGACGGAGGATTCCGCGACACGCCAGCCGGCTCAAATAAAACTCGGGCGGGATCTGGCCCGTCTCTAAAACTGACGACAAGGAACACACGCTCGCGTCGTTGGGCCAGGCCGAAGTATTGAGCGTCCAAAACACGCCACGCGGCCCGCGCCAATGGTCCGGCAACCATACCCGCGTCGGGCCACCGTCCGCGTTGGAGTGGCGAAACGAGGGCGGCATCTGAGCCGACAAAGCCTGCAAGGAGACATCCGAAGGCGTTGTCGTCGGTGCTGAGGACGCCCGGGACGTTTTCCCAGCAGATAGTGAGTCCGCGTTTCCCGGCTCGAAGCCGTCGAGCGTCAATTGCACGTGCAAGCCTCACAAATGAAAGGGCCAGGTTACCGCGGTCGTCGCTCAGGCTTAGACGTTTGCCAGCGACGCTGAAAGACTGACAGGGCGTGCCGCCGATCAAGAGCTCAGGCAGCGCGATACCGAGGCGCTCCATGTGCCGCACGCGCAGCGCCGAGAAGTCACCCCAAAGCGGCACCCATGATCTTGGCGCCGCGCCGGCGCGCGAGTCGAAGGCTCGCCACCGGTACTTCAGCAGCGCAACCGGGCCCGCGTCGATCTCGCTGAGCATGACCGGCTCGAAGCCGAGCGGCGTCAGCGCGCAAGACGCGGCCTCGATTCCCGAGCAGACGCTCATGAAGGGAATGGTCATGCTCAGTCCGCCGTCGATTTTGCGAGATCACTCTCGCGGTAACGCTTCGCTGCCCGGATCATCGACGCGCATGTGCGGCAGCTGATCTTGGGCTTCTTGGGGGGCAGCGCCACGACGCGTCCGACGCTTTCGTCATCGTCGACGCTCACGCCGCAAAACGTGCCGTAATTTCCCGACACGTCGGTCGCGTGGATAAGCACGCCCTCTTCGTTCTTGACCGCAACGAACTCAGGTCTCGGCTTGCTCATGGGCGACCGTGCGCTTTCATTGCTTCGGCGATCGATGGGTAAACGTCAGAATGGTCCAGCTTGCCCGGGTCGAAATAGCCCAGCCGCTCAGCGACCTGCATGATTTGATTCGGCTGACCGGCGCGGTGCAAGAGCGACATGAGCCCGGCACACTGCTGCGGGTGATCGCCGTGACCCGGGTGCTCGCCGCCCTCGTCGTCATAGGTCGCGCCGTCATAGTCGAGAGTCTTGTGACACTGAAATGCCGGGCCCGCGAAGATCTCCGCCAGCCGCGCTGGGTGAAGCTGAAATAGCTCGCCCTGGCCGAGCCGGAAGGGACAGGTCACGCAAGGGCGGGTCAGTTTGAACATCACGCAGCCCGCTTTTTCAAAAGGGCCGGGAGATTGGTTTCGAATATCTCGAGCCAGCTGATCGCAAAAAAGCTGTAGCCCGCCTCGCCGTTCCACGCGGGGAATGGCCAGCGCTCTTTGTCGCTTTCGCCGACCTCGCCGAACTCGTCGGCAATCGCGACCGTGACCTCGTCGAGGCGCTCCCGCATGGCGTCCGAGTCGGAGAACCACTCGCTGTCACCGCAGACCACATAATAATTCGGCCGATAGTTCGTCGGCGTGATCCCGAGCAAGTAATTCCCGTCGCCAAATTGCCGGGTGAGCAAGCGCGGCGTGACGAAGTGGGCTCTCGTCCACAACGTCCGCTTTTGCCGGCGCTCAATGCAAAGTCGTAGCGCGTCGATGCCGTCCATCGGTCAAATGATCTCCTGCGCAGGCCGCAACAGATAAGCGTTCGACGCGTCAGCGAAGCCGAAGTTCGACCGGCGATCGTGACCGTTCCACGCCAGCGGGTTGACTCGCGTGATCTCAGGAGGCCGCGCCATCGCGCTCGCGCTCAGCACCGCAATCTCGGCGCGCTGGTCAAGCCGCTGCAGCTGAGCAACGAGTTCGCCAACGGTCATCGACCGATAGGTCTGCTTGAAGGCGACGCTTTCCGTGCGCCGCGTCTCTGTGTTCGCGGCGCTCATTTTGCGTTCGGCTCCGCGAGATAGATCAGGCCGAGCAAGGAGCGGCCGTCGATCTCGACCGGCACGACCACGCCGGTCTGGAATTCGCCGGCGGGTTTCCAGATCTTCGCCATCACCTCGCGCTTGAGCTGAGCGAGATCATTGGCGTCGGGTATCAGCAATTCAGCGGGCACGGGTCTTCCTCCGGTTCGGCGCCTGACGCGCCAGTGACATGACGAATCGCACGACCTCCTCGACGTCGACGCCGGCGGCGAACTGATAGCGGCCGTCCTTAAGCGCCTTGGCGATCGGGTTGTCTTGTGGGTCCTGACCGCCGCCGAAAGTGCGGAATTTGCGGCCGACCTTTGCGGTGATCTCTTGAACGCGGGTCATCGGCGGCTCGTCTCCGTTGTGATGCGATAGGGATAGCTCTGACCGGCGTCGTTTGCGCCGCGCTGCATGTTCCGCATGTGCGCGACCGTGTAGGCGGTCTCGGCCGCGTTGCTGTCAGCGAAACCGAACGCTGGCTCCTTGAGCAGCGCGTCGACAATTTTCGGGCCGGCCTCTTTAGCCGGGAACGGCCCCACCATGCGGTCAGAGCCCTCGTTAAAAAAGCCTGCGGCCATCGTCCGCACGCCGTCTTGCTCAACGTAGATCAGGTCAAAGCGCATTTGTGTCTCTCTCCTCCTCAGCCCACGACATGACCGTGATTCAGTTCGTCAGCGAGCGCCTTCAGCTTCTCGAGCAAAAGGCCGTGCTGGATATCGGTGTCGTCCAGCGCTGACGATTTCACATGCTGCGGCGCGTGAGCGATCGGCGTGCCGATTGAGCGAATCTCATGGATGACCACGGACCCGTCTGACCGCCACACGCATTCGAACCGCCACAAAAAATTGAGGTCGCCTGTGATCTCACGAACCGGTGTGATGCTGACTTCCATGCCGCTCCTCCTCAGAGCCGATAGTGCTTGTCGACGAAGCCGAGTTCGGGGTCGCCGACGAGGCACCACCGAACCCAAGATTTGTGGTTTTCGTAATGACGCCAGTGGCCACGCCGGAAATGAAGCCGCGGACTCGCGTGCGTCCCGCGCTCGCCTTCGAAGTCCGGCAGCCGCTCAGGCCGCGTGCGCCGGGCCAGGTTGACGACGTGATAGTCGAGAATCGGAAGCTTGCCCTTGCGCTCGCGCGCCTTGTTGAGCTTCGCCGGCGCGCGGACGCACTCGGTGACAGCAACCTCGGCCTCGAGCGCGATGGCCATTGCGCGGATCTGTGAGATGCACAGCGCGAACACGGCGTCCGCGTCCTCATGACCCTTGCTCGCTGTCCACTTCCCGTGCGCGAACGTGTAGACACCCGTCAAACACCAGCCGGACGGCGCTTCGACACACATGAGCGCGGTCGATGGGCTATGGTCTTGGTGGGTTGCCACGCTGGCGATCACGCGGCTGCCTGAAATCCGAAACTCGAAAATGGTCTCGTCGTAGCTGAGCCTCCACTCGCCCGCGTCGAATTCCTGAGCCTTATCGAAGGCCGCTGCCCAATTGTGCTGGACAACAAACGTCGGAGACGCGGCGTCGAGGACGCTCTTGAACTCCGCCGGGAAGATCTCGTCCTTGTGGATCATGAGCACGTCGCGCTGACGGAACGCCTCCAGCAGCTTGTGAAAGCCGGTCTCGCCCAGCTTGTTGAGCTGAGGGGATTTGTTGAGGGCGTGAACGTGGTTGGCCGCGAGCGCGCAACGCTTGAGCCATTCGATCTCGGAGCGCGTGCCAGCGAGGCGCGACTCAATCTCGCCGATTTGCAGGTCGAGAATCTTGACAGCGATGCGCGAGCCGGCGGCGATATCAGGGTGATCCCTGAGCGCCGAGACGGTGTCCCTGACGTCGCCCGGCTTCATTGCGCTCGCGGCCTCGTCGATCAGGCGTTGGAAATCCTCACGCTCACACCGCGCGGTGCCATCCGCGACGTCGTGGAGCATTGCGCGCGATAAGCCGAGTTTGAGTTCCGCGCGCCGGTATGGGTCAGGACTGGCCGCGAACTTCTTTTGCAGCTGGCTCAGCACGGCAAAGCGCTTCGCGCCTGACAGGCCCGAGAGATGTTCGGCCACCACACCAGCGATAGGTCTCACGCGCTCGTCACCCGGCGGGTACTCAGCCGCGCGTAGCGTGTTTGGCATGTCTCTGACCGCCTGATCGATGGAGGCGGCGATAGCGCGGTCGGGCCCGGGCGGATAGAATTTGTGCGGCGGTGTTGAGCCGTCAGTGCCCTTGTATTTCCCCATCACCCGGTCGACGACATCATTGTCGGTCTCGCCCGGGCGCCGCGCCTTATCGAGTTTCCGCGCAGTGTTTTTGCCTATCTTGATTTTGACCTTACCGTCGGGACCGGGCTTGCTATCCCAAGACGTGTCCAGCGGTGGCGGCTGCCACTCTGACGTCGGGCCGCTTGGCGTGCCAAACACGCCGCCGTGCCAGCGCGGCTTGTTCTGATCGAGATCAAATCCCGGCGGCTCTTTGATAGGCCGGCCAGTGACGTGCGCGCCCTCGACGCGGCCGAACACCTGAGCGGCAACCGGGCCACCGAGCGACGATTGAATCGGGTCACGGCGCGCACGCCGTGTTGCGTCTCCCGCGCGCTCAGGGTCGTTTGTTTTGGGAGGCTCGGAGGCCATCATTCGTCCTCCGACGGCGGCGCGCATGCGGCGGCAAGCTGACTCTCGATCAGTTTGATCTTGTCGCGCGTGATGCCGTCAGCGAACGCGCCCTGCCCGAAGCTGTTTTGCAGCGTGTTGAGTTCATCCTCGAGACGGGCCACGTCTCTGACCGTGAGGCCGGTTCGCGGAAGCGGCGCTATCGTCATTTCAGGCGCTCGGCAATTTCGCCGCGCACGGCCTCGACATCGACTTCCCACGCCGCCTGCTCAGGGTTGTCGGCCTCGCCGCCCATCACGCCTTCGGCGGTCTCGAGCACAATGTCGCAACGCTTGAGGAGGACGTCGTCATGGCGGCCATTCCACCTGTTCGCCGCCTCTTGAACTCCGGCAAGGCCAGAGATGCTTGACGGCAGCGGACCATCGGCGCCGCAGGTATCGCACCTGACCACGCCAACGATTCGCAAATCGGTGCCGCCGCAAAACGGGCACGGCCTCAGTGTCGGCTCGGTGATCTCGTCCGTCATGGCGCAACCTTTCCGCACGTCTTGCGGTGCGCGTTGAGGAATTCGAACAGCGCAGGCCGGTTGACCTGACACCATTGCCGCCCGGGCCGCTTGCCCTCGGCCATGAGCCCCATCGGCATCTTGCCGCCGCACTGGACGACGTCGTTGAGCGCGGGCGTTTGGACCCTGACGAGATCTCCGCGCGTCTGACGGTTGAACTCGCCCCAAAGGTGGTGCCAGTGATCGTCTGTGCAGGGTTTCTTTTCCGGCCCGTTATAAGGCTCGACCTTTCCGTGGATGATCGTCATTTGCCGCACTCGTTGTGGTCAGCGGTCGGCGCGTGAGGGTTGAGCGTGTGGGCGATGGTCGAAAACGTGTGCTTGATCTCGCAGCCCGTATCCTTGACCGAGCCGAGGATGACGAGCGCGATCAGCGCGACGATGATTCCGTATTCAATGTGCATGAGCGGCCTCCTGAGCCTTTGCGTAGACCATCATCCCGACCGGGCCCGTGACGTGATTGTCGACGATGGCCTGCGTGACGATTTTTCTTTGACCGACGTCCCACCAGAGGTCGTCGACCTTGACATAGCGCCCGTCGGTGGTTGCGAGACTGATCGCGCCGCGCCCGAGCGCGGGCATTGCCGCCTCCCACGCCTCGTTCCACCGCGTGGTTGCGGCGCAGGCTTCGTCTGACGGAGCCGCGCTCACGTCATCCTGATCTATGTCGGGCAACGGGTCAGCGCCGAACTTTCGGAACGCGCGGTCCATCGCCATGTTCGCGTCACAGTAATCGTGGCTATGACAAACGAGGTCGTCCTGCTCAACGGCGTTGAGCATGCGCATGGTAAGGAATTCGACCGGGTCGAGCCAAAGCTTGAGGACCGAGACGAACTCGGCGGCGAGATCTTCTGCGCTCGGGAGCGAGGCCATGGCTCAGGACTCCGCCTTCTCGTTATCGTCGTAGGTTTTTTCGCAGTCCGCATATGCCTGAAGCAGCGCGCGCACGTCGTCCCGTTCGTCACCGGAGAAATACTGACCGGCAACACCGCCGTCGGTCACGCCGATGCGGTCCTGCACGATCAGGGCGAGCGCGTTGACCGCGTCCTCGACGACCGCGTCGGTGATGGTGAAGCGGTCATCGGCGAGCGGCGCGCGGCTGCAATAGTCCTCGCTGGCCGCGAACTCGAAAAGCTGACGCTCAAACCGGCTGAGGTCGAAACCGATTTCGGTCTGGGCACCGATCAGCATGTGAAAGCTTCCTTGCGCCCTGATATCGTCGGGCCACGCCTCGTCGAGGATTTCGATATAGAGCGGCCCCGGCACGCCCGGTTTGCCGAGATAGGTGAAACCGGTGCGGCTCACCTCCTTAGCGTCGATGCCGAGCGCCTTGGGCAGGTCAGAGCAAAAGCGGCGAGTCTTCTGGAAGTCGGCGAAGGTGAGGTTTGCGAATTCGAAGACGGTTGAGGTCGTCATCGGTGAAGTCTCCTTAAACGGTTGCGGCGGTTTTGGTCTTGGCGCTCACGAAGGCGAGCACCGCGTTCCAGTCATCGGAGTCGAAAAACGTCTCGTTGTGACCGTCGGTCTCGGGATTCGCTTGGACCGAGAAGCGCTTCGACTCGGGACACTCGCGCTCAGACGGCTCTGGATAGTCGATGAACACGATCAGCCTGCCGACTCCGAAACACGGGCAGGCGTCGTTGGCCCAAGACATGTCCGTCCAGCCCTCAGGAATTGGCGGCAGGCGGTGCGCGGGATAGTCGGGAAACTCGGTCTCTAACTTCATGGGCGTGCTCCTTGCTGTGGCTGCGCGGGCCTCTTCCAAAGACCGCAGCGGCGGCGTCACAAGGACGAGTCCGGCGGGGGTGATTACGGGCACGGCGCTGATCGGCATGCCCGTCCGGCAGCCCCGGGTGTCGGTCATCCTGACGTAAGGCTCGGATTCGGGGGAAAACATTGCGGCACTCCGTTGAGGTTGTGCAATCCATAGCGTGCCCAATTGACAGGAGGCAACCGCCACGGTCAGGTTGGCTTAACGAAACCTCACCGGCTTCCATAAAGATGACGACGCTTCAGGAATGGCGGGAAAAACGCGGCATGACCCGCGTCGCCCTGGCCGAAAAGCTGGGCTCCGCCGACATCACAGTGGGGCGCTGGGAAAAGGGACGGCTGCCTGAGACCCCGTTTTTGCACAGCATTATTGAGCTGACCGGGGCTGCGGTGACGCCTAACGACTGGTTTCGGGCTGAGATCACCTCGGCCAGGCAGCAACCCAAGGAGCCCAAACATGGCAGCAAGAGTGAAGGCCGGCGGCGTGCCGGCAAAGACGCCCAAAAAGAAAAAGACCGCGGCAAAACCAAAGGGCGGCGGGTCACGGAAGAATACGCTCAGCGCCGAGGAAGCCGCTGAGGCGTTCGAGGAACTGTTCAACCTCCACGCCGAACTTTCGACCGTCAGCGGTGAGGTCAGGAAGCGCATCGCCGACGAGTACGCGACCGTCGCCAAGCGACTCGAGGTCCCCAAGAAAATCGTCAAGCATGAGTTCGCGCTCGAGCGGCACCGCCGCCAGATTGCGAAGATCGAGGCCGAGTTCGACGGCCGCGACCGCGACGCGCTCATGAAACTCGCTCAGATCTTCGGCGAGGATTCGCCGTTCGGTGAGTTCGCGCTGCGCGCTGCCAACCGCGCCAAGCGTGACGACTTCGGCGGTCAGGCTGAGACTGGCGATGGCGGCGAAAGCGAGACCGCTGACGAGGAAGGCCCCGAGGGCTGATCGATGACGACCCTGGCTCTTGATCTCGCGACGAATACCGGCTTCGCGCTCGGTGACCTGAGCGGGGTCAAGATCTCGGGCAGTCGTCGATTCCCGTCGACCGGCGATGATCTCTACACGTTCGCGAAGGCGTTTCGCGAATGGCTGACGACCGGGCTCAAGCGTCACAAGCCCGACCGCATCGTCTACGAGCAGCCGCTGTTGCCCGGCGAGACGACGCTCATCACCTGCCGCAAGCTTTACGGACTCGCGTGGCAGACAGAGATCACCGCCGGCGACCTCGGATACGTCGGCGAACAGAAAATCGCCGAAGTCATGAACAACGACTGGATGAAGCATTTTCTCGGCGCTGGAAACGTGCCGCGGAAAAGCAAGGACCGGAAAGCCGCCGTCCAGCGCATGTGCAAGATTCGCGGCTTTCACTTCGACGACGAGGACGAGGCCGACGCAATCGGCATCCTCGACTATGACCTCGCCTGCAGCAGCCCGGCGTCGGCGATCTTCGCCACGCCGCTGTTCGCGGGCCAGGCCCCGAAACCCACTGCCAAGCTAAGCGTCGCTGAGATCCGCGCGCAGCAAGCTGGCCTAAGGAGAGAGTGATGGCCGAGCACCTGAAATTCACGACCAAGACCGGCGTCGCGGTGAGCGTCACAAAGACAGCTCAGCGCGACCTGCTGACCGTCAGCGATTCGACGCTGCCATTTTTCGCGCTCGAGCCTGACGAACTGCGCGACCTCGCCAAGGCGGTCGGCGAGGAGTGGGTAAAAATCCGGACTCAGCAGATCGAGCAAACGGGCGTGGCGACCCAGCGGCCAGGCGTGCCCTCGGCGAGGAACTGATGCAGGTCAGGGGCGGCGGCTTCACGCTTTGGACGGACGACCCGGTGATGATCGCCGTCGTCAAGCGCTGCGATGATCTCAAGCGCGAAAATGACGCGCTCGTCGCGGCGCTGCTTTCGAATGACCGCAAGCGGCTACCGATCAGGCGGTCGACGTGACGCAAGGATGGATTGGAGTCGATCTCGACGGCACGCTCGCCTTCTGGGATGACAGCTTCCGCGGCGCCGACAATATCGGTCCACCGCTGCCGCTCATGCTTGAGCGCGTGAAGGCTTGGGTTGCTGACGGCAAGGACGTTCGAATTTTCACCGCGCGCGTCGGGCCCAATAGAGGGCGCGACCCGGAATATGAAACGCGGGCTCGAGAGGCGATCACGGCGTGGTATGTTGAGCACGTCGGCAGAGCGCTTCCGATCACCGCGACAAAGGACTTCTCGATGATCGAACTCTGGGACGACCGCGCGGTGCAGGTCATCCCGAACACAGGGCGCACGTTGTCTGACGCAACGCTCGCTGAGATCACCGCGCTGGAGGGAAAGTGATGGCAAAGACAATCGCGAACGGCCGCTATCTCATGGGCATCGAGCTCTTGGGCGATCACACGGCAAACATGGTCCTCGTCCCGATGGGCGGCAGGAACATTCCGAACTGGACCGCTGCTCAGACGATGACGCAGGAAGACTTCCAAGCCTTCATGCGCGTGCGCAAAGAGCGCCGGGCCGAGGCCGAGCAAAAGCGGACGGCGAAATGAGCGACCGTCTTTGGACTGCGCTGATAATCGGGTCGGCGTTTCTTCTCGGGGCCGTCGTCGGCAGCGGGCTCACCGACATGTGGATTTTGCATGCCAATTGACCACGGCGCGCTGACAGCTGCAGAGCGCAAGGCGCTGCGCTCGACCGGGCAACTGCCAAAGCGTGAGCCGGTCGAGCCGATCATCCCGGGCACGCGCGAGGCCCCGCCTCCGCGCATCCCGTCAGATCCGCCAATAGTGCGCGAGCGCGTCATCGAGAAGATTGAGCGGCCTGAGGTGCCGGCCGACTTCGAACACGACCAACGCACGATGCTCAGGGTGAGGGCGCTCGAGTTCGCGCTCGAAGCCGCGCGCTATCTCAATGCCAAGTTCTCGAGCGGCGAGGAACTGCTCGGCCAGGCCGAACACATCGAGCGCTGGATTGCCATGTCGAAGGGCCCGAAGCCGTGAGCTGGATTCGCGCCGGCGGAAAATATGAGACGGCCGACGGCCGCACCGCAAAGGTCACGAGGAAGGGAACGATCAAATTCGGCATCGGCAACCGGCAAGCGGTCGAGGCTTGGTTCGGCAAGATCACTGGCATCGACCATGAGGTCGCGTGGTCTCTCAGTGGCGGCTTTGACGACAAGGCGGCGCACCCCTGTAATCTCGTGAGGCCAGCGGCACCCAAGCCGGCGGTCGCGGCCTCGCCTGTCAAAAAGAAGCGCCGCAAATGAGCCGCTTCTACACCGCCGACGACTTCGACGTTGTGTTCACGCGCGAGGTCAAGCCCGGCTTTACGAGCTACTTCAAGCGCAAAAAATGCATCGCCACGGTGCGCATCGGCGAGACCGCGCCGGCCGGTTACACCGAGGTCCGCCTCAACCCGCGCGACAAGTGGGCCTGCCCGGAGACGCCGCAACAGCGCCGCGCGGCAAAAAAAGTCATCAAGCGAAAGGTCAGACCATGAAGGCATCCGACATTGCAGAAGCCCACACGATCGCTGGCGAACTTGCCTTCCTCGGTCAAAGCCTGGCCAGCGTCAGCAGCGCAGACCCCATCTATTGTGAAACTGCGGGCATGGCCTTTGAGAAGGGCGAGGACGGCTTCGACGTCATCCGCGCCGGTCTGATCCGCGCGCTCGGTACCAAGATCAAAAACAAAGAGGCCAGGCTGCGCGATATCGGTGTCGCCTTCGAGCCGGGCTCGCTCACCGCGGCACCGGCACCGGGCACTCTTCCAAAATGAGCGTGGAAGAGCAGCTGGACATGGGCTTTGAGCCCGTGAGGCACGCGAGATTCCGTCGCTGCGGCGGCAACCGCGTGGCCTACATCAAGGCGCGTTTCCCGGATCTCGAGCCGCCGGCGACGTCCGAGTCCGACTCGGTTTACATGGACGTGATGTACCAGCGGTCACACGGCTCGACCTGTTACCGCGTGGGGCAGAAGACGCATTTGCTCAACGGCGAGATTGTCTCGTCCCAGCAGCTGCGAGCAAGGTCAGGTGGCGCATGGACTTCGTCTACATAGCAAGCCCGTGGAGCGAGCCGGTGTACGCGAAAGCGTGCCTGCGCAATTCGCTGTTGCGCGGTGAGACCGCTGCAGCGATGGCGCTATTGTTCGACGGCGCCCTCGATCTCCGCGTTGAGATCGAACGCGCGGCCGGCCTGCAGGCTGCGTTGATGGCGGTTCGCGTCTGTCACCGGCTTGCGGTCTATATCGAAAAGGGCATCAGCCACGAAATGCGGCGCGTGATCTCTGAGGCGCGCGATTGCGGTTGTCCACTCTCCTTTCGTCATGTCAGCAGCCCCGCGCTGGATCTGCCGGGCTGGGTTGTCGGCTCACCCGAGCCTCTCGCAGTGATCGAGGGAGGTAAGCGGTGACCGAGCCAGTCTTCAAGATCCGGCCGCCGATTGAGGAAATGCCGGAGGGCACCGAGTTCGAGTTCACCTACCGCGGTCGCTCCTATCGGGCGACCCGCTTTGCGTCTGACGGCAAGAACCGCACCTATGGTCATCCGAACCTCGCGCTCAACGGCGAATACGGCCGCGCCATCCTGGCCGACGCGCTCGGCCGCACGCTCGAGGACGGCCTCGTTGCGATTAGGACATTCGAAACCGAATCCCAGCGTCAGGCCCGCATGGCGCTGCAGCGCGAGAAGAACGCGCTCATCAAGGAAGCTATGGCCCACAAGGGAAAACCCGCACAGAAGGCGCGCTGGTGATGGCAGAGACAGATGACGACGAGACAGTTCGCGAGTTCAAGGCGCTGTTGCGCGCTGAGGGCTATGCGGTCACTGACGCCAGCGGAAATATCATCGACGTCAATGCCGCCGGCCGAGCCTGGCTACGCTCGATCGGTTTCAATTGGCCCGATGACAAGACGATGCTCGTGCTCGGGCTCGAAGCGCTCGCCGAAGAGGTCTGCGTCGAGGAAATGGAAAAGGCCGCTGGCCGGCCGATGGTGCGGGACGCCTAAGCTGTGTGCGCGCGCGGTGACACGGTCGTCGTCCAGCTGGCTAAGGGACCGGTCGACGTTGACCGTTGCCTCGCGCCGCTCATTGTGGCGCTCAACCAGGCCGGCCTCGCCACCCGGGCATGCTGTTGCGGGCACGGCGACGTTTTGGGCTCCGTGGCGCTGTGGGACGGCCGGGAGATCATCCTGGCCCCTTGCTGGGAAACGGCGCGCGCGATCGAGCGCAACTTCTTTCCGTGATCTCTGACCGCACGCCCTGCCTTGTCCCGTTTTGCCGCAGGACGAGCGGCCGTGACGCCTTCTGGGGTGACGCTTGCGAGTTCCTTTGCGGCAAACACTATCCCCTCGTCGACAAGCGGCTCAGGTGGCTGCGTGGGCGCGTCAAGGCCAAGGCGCGGCGGCTGGGCTGGACGCCGGCGCTGATCGCCTTGGAGACGCGCCTGTGGGCCCGTGCCAAGGCTCAGGCGCTTGACCGGGCTGCCGCAATCGGCCCACCGCCGAGCAAGTATCTTTCGGGTAAAGTTACTTGAAACCGGTAACCGGGCGTTAACCCGTTGCGCAACGCCGAGTGGCAATCGCCCGGGCCTAGCCCTATGTTCATGACAACGAAAAAAACGAACCACGGGTAATGACATGAACACGGACCAAATCACCGCCACGAACCAGCCCGGAATTTTCCTCGGCCTCGGCTCTTATTGGCGCGGCTGCTATCGCGGACGCACAGAGCGTCAGCTAATTGGCCTCGTCGAAGTATTTGAGGCTTGCCCGGGCGAATACTTTTCCGCGCCGCAGTCGCGCGTGATCGACGTTGAGGTCTGACCATGAACCTTGATCTCAAACCCCACGTTGACGCTGTTGCCGAGTCGATGAAGCAGATCATCCCGAGCAGCCTGCAGCGTCCCGTCACGCGCGGCGAACTTGCCGCCGCCTTCGACCTCGTCAGCAACAAGGAAAACTGGAAGGCACCCATTGACGCCTATGTGTGGCTTGACGACGAGCAAGTGACCCTCGTCACCGAGGCCGTCGTTTTCTTCGCGGGATGCGTTCCCGAGTTCGAAAACATGCTGCGCCGTAAGGAAGGCAAGGTCCGGTACCGCGTGACCGCCATCGGCTATTACGAGGCGGTCGGCGCATGACGCTCAAATGCGACATGTGCCACAAGCCGCTCAAGTCGGGAGCGAAGCGCTACGTGATCGTGCCGCCGCTCCGGCCTGATCTCACCATGACCGTCGGGCCCGAGTGCTTTCGCAAATCCAAGAAGGCCCGGGCGGCGCTGGCAGCTCGGATGACACCTGACCAGATCACCGCCATGCAACTCAAACTCGCACAGGAGCACCCAAAATGATCTATCACCTCGAGACGAATACCGGCACGCGCATTGTCTCCTTCAAGCCGACCGAAGATCTCGCCGCCGCAAAACGCGAGGCTGACAGGCTCAGGGCCGAGTGCCTTGAGGACCGACGCGTGAACGAAGTCGACCTCAGCACGGCACCGCACTATCACGTCATCGCGACCGAGACGGTCTACGTCACGTCGACCCTTGGCGACCTGCTCACATGAGCCGCCGGAGATCTCGGTTCGCTGACCCGGGCGGCAAGAGCGCGTTGCGCGCCGCGTCGCCCAGCAACCCGCGCAACTTGCCGTGCCCGACATGCAAGCAGCCCGACAAGCTGACACCCGAGGACAAGCGCCACGGCTATCAATGTGACGACTGCGCAACCCGTGACGAAGGCGGAGGCTTCTTTCCATGAGCCGCTACAGCGAAACGTTCAAGCGGCTGCAGCCGAACTATGACCCTCGGCACATTGAAGCGTTCGTGAGGCTTGAGCGCCCAACGCTGGGCAGCCTGAGCGAGCGCACGCTCAAAGCCGAGGCCAGAATCGCAGCGCGGTGCGTTGACGAAGGCGGGCTCGAGGGCGCAGAGCGCCTCGCGCGGAGTTTCGGGCTATGAGGCGCGCCGCTATGAAGTACACCGATTTCACCGATCAGATGATCGCCGATATCGTCGCTGGCCGGCGCGCGCTCACAGAAGACGAGCGCGCATTCCTGCTGAGCGACACGCCGCACTTTGAGGAGTGTTCGAAAGACACGGCAGCGGAATTGCCGACCATGTCCGACGCGGACCTAATCAGAACGGCCTTCAACGTGTGGGCCGAATACGCACAGGGGCAAACCCAATGAAACACCTTGTCATCCTTGCCGCGCTGATCTCAGCGCCTGCTGCAGCATCGCCGAGCGGCGACTTCCAAGACGCCTGCGAGCGCGAGATCAAAACGCACCTGACGCAACCGGCCACGTTCGAGCCTAACTATTTCGGAGCTACTCGACCGCGCGTCATCACCTTCCCGGCTGACCGGTCGACGTCGTGGCTCTGGAGCGTGCCGTTCACGGCCGCAAACCGCTTCGGCGCCGTCGGTCACTATCGCGCGACGTGCTCACAGGCACCGAACGGGCGCGTGGTCACCATGATCGGCGAGGACGGCTGACCATGCGCATCCCGAAAAGAGTTTTTCCGCGCTACCGCGTCGACGTGACCGACGAGACGCTCGAACTCGCTGAGCCGGGTCTGCGAATCGTCAATTGTGATGGCGAACACGTCGTCAGCGTTCTCGATGACGCCGAAGGGTTTTTTGACCTCAACGTCGCGCTGATATTGGCAGCGCTTGACCGTCAGGACCGTGGCGAGAGGATCATCACGCTATGACGCCGAAACAATTTAAGGCTCTGCAGCGCGGTGACATCGTCCGAAACGTCGGCGCGAGCGAATCCTACGTCGTCACGGGAAACTACGGTGGCCGCATCACCGCCGTGCGCAGCGTCGACATGACAAACCCGCGCGAGTGGGATTTGATCGACCCCGAGACGGGAAAGTCAAAGCCGTGACGCTGCGCCCCGATCAGCTGCACCGGAATCGCTTTCATCAGATTGTGATCCGTGGCCCGAAGATCTCCGGCAAGCGCCGTCACCTTGCGACCGTCGGGTCTCAGCGCCGCACAGCTCAGCCCGAGCGCGACGCTGAGGAGCGCGAACTTGCGGTCCTCTTCCTTGGCGCGCGCAGGCTGCTCACCGCCGCCCAAGCAATCCTTCAGACCTATCCCGGATCAAACGACCCGGCTTTCGTGAACTTGCGCCTCGCCGTCCAAGCGGTTTCTGTGGAAAACTCGCAGACCGCAACCGAAGGCAGTGGATGACCTGTCTCATGCCGTGGCGCTCGCGCGGGCGCTTCGGCAACGTCATCCGGCGCCTGTCTGGGCGTCCATTACCCAAGAACTTGAGCCTCGGGCCGGCCAGCCCGGGGCTTCTTTTTTGCCGATGACGGAGCTAACGTCAGCCCGCGCGGGTGAGAAGCGCGCGTTTTCGTGATGACTATCCCCCCAACCGGCCTGAGGCGGCGCCTTACACGGACGCCGCCTCAGTGTTGTCAGCCCGCAGCGGAGTCTGCTGCGGCCTCTTCCTGAATCTCGGCGATGATCTCTTGCATGCCCGGCACAACGATTGCCGTGACATAGCCGCCGGCGTCGACGTCGATCTCGACCGGCGGCTGACCCCTGGCGATTGGGCCCAGCTTGATCGATTTCGCCTTTGGCCCACCCGAGCCCTCAAGTTCTAACACGACCGCGTTGCGGGCGTCGTCCAGCTTCACGCGCAAAGATATCTGCATTTGTCCACTCCCTTTTTTCATGAGGTGCCCGAAATGTTCGCTTGCGCTCAGGCGAATGTCGAGTACCGATGCGGGCTTGCGTCCACGGCCGATCAGCTCTGAGCGCAAACGCGCGCAGGGGCGTCCGTGTTGAGGACGGCCGTTCCTGCGTGCGGCCTCCGCCTCAACCGGAAGCCTCATGTCAGGAACGAAGAGCACCTACGACGAACTATTTGTCGACGCGGACGGCAAGCAATTCTGGCCGTTCGACGTTGAGACCGAGCAGGCCCTGATCGGCTGGGCGCTGCTCGAGCGCCGGGCGATCGCCGTCATGCAGACCGAAATGTCGGTCGACGACGTCTATGACCCCGTCCACGCCCTGATCTTCGAGCGCATCTTCGCGAAGTACGAGGCCGAGTCGCCGATCACGCCGCTCACCCTCAACGCTTCGCTGAAACACGTCTTTGCCAAGGCCGAATTCAACGGCCTGTCCTACCTGGTCGGTTGCGCTCAGGCTGCGCCGGCAGCGCCGACGATGGAAATGCTGTTCGAGCAGGTCAAAGACGCCGCGCGAACTGTTGCTGACCACAAGATCCGCCGGCGCGCGTCCGAGGCCCTCGTCGACGGCGTTGAGGCCATGCGCTCCGGCGAATCCGTTACCGATGCTCTCGCTCACGTCGTCACGGTATCCGACGAGGAAAACGAGCGGGTCGAAATGCGCCGCGGCGCCGTCTCCGTCAGCGAGGCCGCGAACACGCTGGTAACCGACCTCGAGCGCAACGAGGACATCCGAATCCCGGCCGCGCCGACAGGTCTCATAACGCTCGATCAGATTGTCGGCGGCAATTTCCCGGGCGAGTTCGTCGTCGTTGGCGGTCGGCCAGGCATGGGCAAATCGGTCGTCGGCGAAATGATGGCGCGTCATGCCGCCATGGATGACTTCGCGGTCGACTATTTCGACCTCGAGAACAAGACCGGCGTGCTGACCGCGCGCATGCTTTGCGATATCGATTACGACCGCGCGTTCGCCGAGGGCCTAAAGCCCATCCAGTTTTCGCGCATCCGCCTGCGCCGCATCAGCGCGGACGAGCGTCAGCGCCTCGCCGAGGCAACGCTCAAGCTTCGCGAACTGGATATTCAAATCCACGACCGCGAAGAAATGACCATCGACGCGATCACCGCTATCTGCCGCGCCAAACGCGCGCGCACAAAAAAACGCATGATGGTTGTCGTCGACCACATGCACCTCGTTGAGCCGAGCAAGCGCTACTTCGGCCGCAAGGTCGACGAGATCTCCGAAATTACGAAAGGTCTAAAGCGGCTCGCCAAGCGTCTCGACGCGTCGGTCGTCGCCCTCGCTCAGCTCAGCCGCGGCGTTGAAGGCCGCGATGACAAGCGGCCGACCATGTCTGACTTCCGGGAATCGGGGTCAATCGAGCAAGACGCCGATGCGATGTATGGCCTTCACCGGCCGCAATACTATCTCGAGCGCAATAAGCCCAAGGCTGACGCGAGCGAAGTCGACAGGGGCAAGCACGCGGCAATGCTGATCGCCTCGCACAACGTGCTCGACTTCGGCCTGCTCAAAAACCGGCATGGGCCAACGACCGACCTTCAGGTCTATTGCGACGTCGCGTGCTCAGCGGTCAGAGACGAAAAACCGAGCAATGGCCCGACGCTCGATTACAAGGGATTGTTCGCGTGAGCGCGCCAACGCGGCCGGCGCTTCGCTGGCATGGCGGCAAATGGCTGCTCGCGCCGTGGATCATCGGGTTTTTCCCGCCTCACAGGATCTACGTCGAGCCGTTCGGCGGCGCGGCCTCGGTCCTCCTCCGCAAGCCGCGGTCCTATGGCGAGATTTACAACGACCTCGACTCCGAAGTGGTCAACCTTTTCCGCGTGCTCAGATCTCCGGCTGACGCCGAGCGGCTCGTCTGGTCGCTGAGGATCACGCCGTTCGCGCGAGACGAATTCGCGCTCGCCTACGAGTGGGCGCTCGACCCGGCTGAGCAGGCACGCCGTCTAGTCGTCCGCTCGTTCATGGGTTTCGGCTCTGACGGTCATAACCGGCTTGTCACCACCGGCTTCCGGTCCAACGCGAATCGCGCCGGCACCACGCCAGCGCATGACTGGATGAACTACCCTGACGCGCTCGAAATGACGGTCGAGCGGTTGCGCGGCGTCGTGATCGAGAACCGGCCGGCGATCAAGGTGATGGCGCACCACGACTCGCCCGAGACGCTCCACTACGTCGACCCGCCGTACTTACCCACAACGCGCTCACAAAAAAGTCGGAAGTCGGGAGAGCGGTATCACACCTACACCCACGAAATGTCCGCCGCCGATCATTATGAGCTCTTGCAATTTCTCAACGGCGCGAGCGGGATGGTCGTTCTCTCAGGCTATCCCGCGCCGCTTTACGAAGAGGCGCTGACCGGCTGGGAACGCCACGAACGCGAAGCGCTCGCTGACGGTGCCCGGCCACGAACGGAGGTTGTGTGGCTCAATCCCGCATGCGTCGCCGCTCGCGCCCTGGCCGCAAAGCCGCAAGCGGCCGTGATCGCTCACCCTGACCTGTTCACCTTTGGAGGCTGACCATGCCGCGTAAACCGAAACCGAAACCCAGCAAGATCCGCGCGTGGGCCACGCAGATACCCGGCAGCCCGATCACCCTCGTCGACGCGAGAATGGCTGCGCACCCGTTTTCAATTTATCGGACGCGAAAGTCAGCGCGCCAAATGCGCGACCCGATTGCCGGCGAGCAGGTTGTCCCGGTCACCATCACCGTCGGGCACTGACCCATGGCCGAAAGCCCCGGGCCTGTGATCGCTGACGACGCCGAAGATCAGATCCGCGGGCCGACAAAACGCGGCATCGTGCTTGACCTCATGCGGAGCCTCGGGTTTGCGGTTGAGCGCCTTTCGGTTCCCGGCAAATGCAGCAGCGTGCTCACGGCACCCGCCGCGAGGACTTTGCGCGAGCCCGGCGATGACATGACATGCAAGCGGCCAGCCCTCTATCTGGTCCGCAGCGAACCGTTTTGCCGCTCACACGCGGCGTCCGAGATCTTCTCTTTTTTGACCGGCGACGAAGGGGTCCGATGACATGGCAGGCACCACATATTCGAAGTTCTTTTGGCAAGACTGGCAAGGCGACAACGAGCTAAAGGTCTGCTCCATCGGCGCTCAGGGCTGGTGGATGCGCCTGCTCTGTATTGCCGGTGCCGCCGGCAACGGTGGCCGGGTCACGGTCAGCGGCCGAAAGCCCACCTATGACGACCTCCAGCGGATCACCGGAGTGCGGGACTCGCAGGCCCAAATCGACAAGTGGGAAGACGAGCTGATCCGCAACGGCGTGTGCGACGTTGACCCTGACGGGGTGCTCGTGTCGCGCCGAATGAGGCGCGCGGCCGACCTCGCCCATCCTCAGCGCGCCGGAGGTCACAAAAGGGCAAAAACCGCAGCGCGACAAGGAGGCCGATTCGCACCAGCGAACCAGCTGACAAATCCACCAGCTGGTGGCACCAGCTGGTCACCAGCTGAAACGGAAAACGCTGGTGGCGAAAAACGCAATGCGCAAGGCGACTTATCACCAGCGAACCAGGTGTCGCCACCAGCTACCATCAACCATCAACCAGAATCCATCAACCATCAACCATCAGAGTCGGCTGGGGATTCGGGTGACGATTCGCCGTTCGAACCCTTCGGCAAGATTGCCCAGCTGTCCGAGGCCATTGGCTGGGACCTCACCGCTCAGGTCAGCGGTCACCGGTTCGTCGATCAGCTGGTGTCGCTGGTGACTGAGGGCTTCGACTTCGACGAGGACATTATGCCGGCGGTGCGTGACGCGCGCGCGGCGGGAAAGATACCGCGTGACCTGAGATCGCTGGAGTGGTTCCGGCAGCGGTTCGAGTCCAAGCGCGCCCAGCGCAAGGTCAAGACAATCGCGGCAGTGCCTGCTGCTGATCCGACGCTGTCACGAGACGAGTGGATCAATGCGCTCAGAACGTTTGTGGTCGTCGGCGCGTGGGTCACGAGCGAGTGGGGTCCGAAGCCCACCGAGCCAGGTTGCAAGGCACCCCACGATCTACTGGCCGAGGCCGAGCGGGCTTGGGTCAATGCCGGCAATCACCCGCGGTCGGCCTTCGACGGGAACGCGCTGATCGCTTGGAGTCCTGAGCGATCAGACTTCAAGACGCCCTGCCCATTTTTCCCCCGCGCGGCGTAGACCTCGTTTCGTTCTCATCTGCCTCAGGGAAGCCCGTACAGCGGCGCGCTCCCGCGCGGGCTGTCAGCGTCGGCGAAGCGTCTGCCTTTGCCTGTCCGTGAGGCTGTGCCCCGGCAAGGGCGGTTTTCCGCGCGATCTCCCGAGCGCGGTGTGTCATCGCGGGACCGAAGGAGGGGCTCAGGTGATAGGGGGGTGAAAAGTCGAGCGGTCGAAGCCGGGAAACCGGCGGGGGCCCCCATCTTTCAAAATCGCATGTTTTGAACCGGGGGTCTTGGCAAAGACCGGGCGTCGGGCAATGGTCCCGGGCCTCGCCGCTCAGCCCGGGCCCGAGGTTTTGCTCCGGGGGTCGAACCGAAAATGCCGAGAAAAGGTCTGCAAGAACTCGAGGAGGCTGTTGCTCAGTTTAGCCAATGCGAGAGCACGCCCAGCGTTGACCTTGCGCGCGCCGGCCAGGTGCTCGCTCACAACGTCTCCAAGATCATCACCGACATGCGCGCCGCGCCACGCGGCGAGCGAAAGGGCCTTCCCGAACTCGACGACGCGCTTGCCAGGCTGACGCAAGCAGTCCACGCGTCACCGCATGAGGTCATCGGCGCGCGGCCGTTGCTCGCTGAGATGGCGCGAATCCTGTCAGACATCCGCGCGGAGCCGCCTTGGCCCACCGATATCGACGTGCGGCGCCTTAAGCTGGGGCCGCGAGATCTTCTCGCCGTGAGCACGCCCAAGACGCTCAATCCTGACCAGATATTGCGGGTCAACGAGACAGTGCGCGCCGCGCTCAAGGACGCCGGTCACCCTGAGACGAAGGTCCTAATCCTGACCGAGGGCACGTCGCTTGGCGTGATCGAGCCTGAAGCCGAACCGCAAGGCTGACCGATGGCGCACGGCTGGGAATATTACGTTGAAGGGGTCTGCTTTGTTGGCAGCGTGTCCTGTGTTGTGATCCATGGTCACTGGCGAGGTGCTCGACTGGAGCGGAAATCTCGTTGCCGTCGCGTCCGGCGCGAGCCCGAGGGCTGACCGATGGGCGCCATTGCTGCAGCTGTTTATTTCGGCGCCTGCTTTGCCGTCAGCGTGTCTTGTATCGCGCTCATGGTCATAGGCCAGGCGCTCGACTGGCTGCGAGAGCGCAACGCTCGTCGCCGGCGTTTGAGAGAGGAGGCGCGCAATGGCTGATCTCAACCGTCGCGCGCTGCTCGGGTCCGTTGCCGCTGCAGCTGTCACCGCTGCCGCTGGCATCCGCCGCGCGCCCGGGCTGGCCTATGCCACGTTCGAATCGATTCCGCTCGAGCGCTTCGGCGTCGATCTCGCTTCGGAGCCTGATAGCTATGCGCTGTCTCAGGTCAACTGGGCGACGGACGGCCTTTCGCCCGGCGGGGTCAAACTCATGAAGCTGTGGCGTGACGGGCGCCTGATCTTCGACGCGACAGAGCCCGCCGAGGGGCACGTCGACGCCGAGGCCGCTCACACGCTCGCGGGTATCGTGACGTGACCGCGCTCAGCCGCCGCTCGCTCCTGTGCTCGACCGCCTCGTTCGCGCTCGTTGCCGGTATCCCAATGCCTGCACGCAAGTTCGCGACCGGCGGTCTCATTCCGCCGGGCACGCTCGGCCTGATCGGCGAGCGCGGACCCGAGCCGTTCCGCATTAGCCCGGTCGCTTACGCGAACATGCAGGTCCAACGAGCGCTCCTGCGCGATGGCTCTTTGACGGTCACCCTGAGCGAACTGCGCGAACTCGACCGGCGGGTGAAAGTCACGCAGCACCGCTTCGCCGAAGTCCGGCCGGGAGACGTTTCATGGTGGTCATGACCCGCGAGGAATTCATCAAGGGCTATTATGACCGCAGCGGCATCGCGGCGTCTGAGCGCAGGCCGGACGGTTTCCAAATCGGTTCTCACCGCCGCGTCGCCGTGCCGTGCGATTGCGGTGAGGACGATTGCCAAGGCTGGCAAATGATGGCGGTCGGCGCGCTCGAGGACGTTGGACCATGACGGACCTCAGCCGCCGCCAGATCTTCGCTGTCACGGCCGGCGCTGCAGCGGCGACGTTGCCGTTGCCGGCCGCGCCCGTGGTGAGGACGGTCATCGACAACCAGACCGGTCGCGTCATCAGCCGTGCGCGCCCGCTTGACTCGTGGAACGCGGCGGCGCTGGGTTTCATGACGCGCGCTGAGATCCGCGCGCTCGAGGACCTCCCGCCCCTGCAGGAAACATGACCGAGACCGACACCGAAAAGTCGTCCACCGCGAAACCCGCCGCAAAGCTGGCGAAAGCCGGCAAAGCGGACGAGAAAAAGAAAACGCCCAAAAATCGTCCAGCTGCGCCGGCGCATCATGGAGCGCCGGCCGCTCAGGCTTTCATCGAGGTTCGCCCGGGCCGCGGTGGACCGAAGCGCGTGGCGCCCTGGCCGGCGTGCACGGTCGAAATGGTGCCGATCAAGGAATTGATCCCTTACGCGAAGAACGCCCGCACGCACTCGCCGTCTCAGGTCCAGTCGATCGCGCGCTCGCTTGAGAAGTTCGGCTGGACCAACTCGGTGCTGCGTGACGAGAAGAACGTCATCATCGCCGGCCACGGCCGCTTGCTCGGCGCTGACGTGCTCGTCCAGCGCGGGCTCAAGCGCTTCGAGGAGGCGCCGGTCATCACCGCCACCGGCTGGACCGAGCCTCAGAAGCGCGCGTACGCAATCGCCGACAACCAGATCGCGCTGGCGGCTGGCTGGGACGCAAAGCTGCTCGAGTCCGAACTGAAAGAGATCTCGGGCATGGGTTTCCAAATGGACCTGCTCGGCTTCTCAGCTCACGAACTGCGGCGCTACCTCGGGACGAGCGGTGCCGGCGCTGGTGACCCTGACAACGTGCCCGAGGCGCTCACGCACACGGTCAGCCGCCGCGGTGATCTCTGGATGCTCGGGCCGCACCGGGTCCTGTGTGGCGACGCGACTTCGCGCACCGACGTCAGCCGGCTGCTGGGCAACGGCAAGAGCCCGGTGCTGATGGCGACCGACCCGCCTTACGGCGTCGACTATAAGCCGGAATGGCGCAAAGACGTCGGAGGCGCATTCGCTCGCGATAAAACATCGACGGGGACGGTCATGAACGATGATCGGATTGACTGGCGCGAGGCGTTCATACTTTTCCCCGGCAGTGTTGCCTATATTTGGCATGCGCCAACGTTCCAGCCCGAGGTCAAGGCTTCCTTGTCAGCCGCTGGTTTCGAAGTGCGCTCCCAGATCATCTGGCGCAAGCCACATTTCACGATGGGCCGCGGCGACTATCATTGGCAGCATGAGGCTGCCGAATACGCCGTCAGGAAGGGCTCGCGCTCGAACTGGAAAGGCGGACGCAAGCAATCGACCATCTGGGATATCGCCGGACTCAACCCGGCCGGGCGTGGCGCTCAGACCGAGGAAAACAAGGCAACCGGTCACGGCACGCAAAAGCCGGTCGAGTGCATGCTGCGCCCGATTGAGAACAACACCAGCGAGGACGACGTCGTCTACGACCCGTTCTTGGGCTCAGGCACGACGCTGATCGCGGCCGAGCAGTCGAAGCGGATCTGCTTTGCCGTTGAGCTGAAACCCGCCTACGTCGACCTCGCGGTCAGGCGCTGGCAAGCGTTCACAGGAGGCGTCGCGTTGCTGTCGGGGCGCAACCTGAGTTTTGAGGAGATCGACGGCGAGAGGAAACATGGGCAACCGAGGACCAAAACCAAAACCGACAAAGCTGAAACTGCTCCTCGGAAACGCCGGGCACCGGCCGCTAAATCAGAGCGAGCCGGAGCCTCCGTCTGACGACGGCTCCGACCCGCCGCCCTGGCTGACGGAAAAGGAAACCGAGTGCTGGCATGAGCTCGTCGCGATGCTCGAGCCGCTCGGTCTGTTCACCGAGGCCGACCGGATCAGCCTGTCGCTCATCTGCGAACTGCTTGTGCGCTATCAGCAGACCAAGAAGCACATGCAGGAAATGAGCGACGCCGACACCACGACCTACGGCGTCTTGATGAAAACGCAGGGCGGCAACGTCATCCAGAATCCGATGGTGGGCGCGCTCAACAAGATCCGCGCGGCGCTCAGCAAGGAACTCGCGAAGTTCGGCATGGACCCGTCGTCACGCTCGCAGATTGAGGTCTTCGGCAAGACGACCGACCCGATCATGAAAAAGTACGGGATCATAGGATGACGACGACTCCGAAGGACGTTTTGCGCGCGGCCGTGAAAGAGCACCCGCGCGCCGGCGAGCGTGAGATCCGCGCAATCGTTTCGAAGCGCCTGCTCGACGGCGACCGGGCCATCTTGCACGTCGTGATCTCAGAGTGGCTGGACCGGAACTACTACCCGGCCGCGTACCGCAAGGGCTCGGCGATCGCCGGGCGGTGATGGCCCATTGCCCGCGTTGACGTGGGCCAGCCATAAAGGGCGCGCATGCCGCGCACGAAGCCGCCCCGTCATCAGCACGCGAAAGACCCAGCGACGCAATATGCGCAGCTGGTGGTCAGCGGCAAGATTATCGCCGGCCCCTATGTGCGCCTCGCGTGCCAGCGGCACCTGACCGACCTCGAGACGCAACATGCGCGCGGGCTCTTTTGGGACCTCAAGGCCGCGCGCCGCGCGATGGAGTTCTTTCCCGATTTCCTCAACGTCGAGTCCGACGCCGACGTCGTCCCGTTTCACCTGATGGGCTGGCAGTGCTTTTGCACCGGCGCCGTGTTCGGCTGGAAGAACGCGGCGACAGGTCTGCGCCGATTCCGCCGCGCGTACATTGAGACGGCCAAGGGCTCCGGCAAGACGCCGATGCTCGGCGGCTGGGGCCTCTACATGATGCTGCTCGACGGCGAAATGAGCGCGGAGGTTTTCTGCGCCGGCGCCGTGCGCAACCAGAGCATGGTCATGTTCAAAGACGTGATGAACATGGTCGACCGCTCACCGCGGATGCGCCTGTTCAATATCCGCAAGACCGGCAAGAATCCTGGCTCGCAGCTGACGCACATTCCCACGGGCTCGATCTATAGGCCGGTGGCGTCAGACAAATCGAAGTCGGGCCCGCGCGTCTCCTGCGGTCTCGTCGACGAACTTCACGAGCACCGCGACCGCTACACGATCGACATGCTGCAGGCGGGCTTCAAGCGCCGCAAGCAACCGCTGCTCGCCGTCGCCACGAACGCGGGCTTCGACCGCGAGAGCATTTGCTGGGAGTGGCATGACAACGCCTGCGCGGTGCTCGAGGGCCTGCGCGAGGACGATCAGCTTTTCGCCTACGTCATGAGCCTCGACCCCGGCGATGACCCGCTCGAGGACGAGGCGTGCTGGCCGAAGACCAACCCGGGAATCGGCACCACCATCACCATCGAGTACCTGAGAGATCAGGTGCGCGAGGCGCGTCAGATTCCCGGCCGCGAAAGCGGCGTGCGCCGTTTGAACTTTTGCGAGTGGACCGACGCCGCTGAAACGTGGATGACCCGCAAAGTCTGGGTCGAAAACGAAGAGCCGCCGCCCGGGCTCGGCCGCGAGTCCGAGGGCAAGCTGATCGAGACGCCGTTCGAGCCTGACCCCGAAGAGGGGCCGGCGTCGTGCTTCCTCGGCCTCGATCTCTCTTTCGCGTTCGACCTCACCGCGCTCGCGCTCGTCTTCCCTGACGGCGATCACCTGGCCGCGTGGATTGAATATTTCACGCCGAAGGAGACTGCCAAGGACCGCGAGAAAAAGGACGGCGTGCCCTATGTGCAGTGGATTGATAACGGCCTCGTCCACGGCGTGCCCGGCAAGATCGTCCGCAAGGAGTACGTCGCCGCGCGCATTGCCGAGATCTCCGGCCGCTATGACGTGCGCTGGGCAGCCTATGACCGGTACCGCCACAAAGAGCTCGCGCAGGAAATGGCGGAGGCCGGTGTCGACGTGCCGTGGATTGAGCACCCGCAGGGTTTCAGGCGCGGCGGTCAGCTCGATATCGTCGGCCAGGACGGCAAGAAGCTGGACAACCCGCTCTGGATGCCTGACAGCGTTCAACAGTTCGAGACTCGCCTGATCGAGAAGACGCTCAGGGTGCAACCGTCGAAGGTGACTCGTTGGCAGGTTTCCTCGGTCGTGATACGCCAAGACCCTGCGGGCACGGGGAATCGTGTGTTCGACAAGGCGAAGGCAACCGGGAGAATCGACGGCGTCGTCGCTTTGGCAATGGCAATCGGAGCAGCTGAGATGCACCTTCCCGAGCGCGACCTCAGTGATTTCCTCAAGCGTCCGGTGGTTGCGCGATGACGACGTACAATGGTTTGTTTCAATGGCTCGGCAAGCGCATTGGGCTTGGCGCTGACAGCGCCGCGTTCTGGCGAGCGTTCGGCGGCAACGAAACGTGGTCCGGCGAAGTCGTCACGCCCGAGAAGGCCATGTCGATCGCCGCGTTCTGGCGCGGCGTGCGCCTCACCGCTGAGACCGTCGCCACGCTCCCGTTCAACGTCTACGCCTACGGCCGCGACGGCCGCGGAACAATTGTTCGCGACCCTGGCAATCAGTACGACATGGTGCTGAGGGTCACGCCCAACGCCGCGCAGACGCCGACGGAATTTTGGGAAGGCATTGTCGGGTGCATGCTCGTCGTCGGCGACGGCATGGCTCACAAGGACCGCATCGGCGACAGGCTGGTGGGCATGACGCTCATGGACCCGACCAAGGTCCAGACCGACCGGAGCACCGGTCAGCTCAGGTATGTCTATCGCGACTACAACGGCCGGCAGGAAATTTACCCGGCGGACGACGTCTTTCACGTCAAGGGATTCAGCTTCGGCGGCGACCGCGGCATGAGCGTGATCCAGTACGGCGCGCAATCGCTGGGCTCGACGATCGCCGCCGACAAAGTCGCCGGCAAGATGTTCCGGTCGGGCCTGACGTCGAGCGGCTTCCTCGAGACGAACCAAGTTCTCAACGAGGACGACCGCGGCAGGCTCGAGCAGATCCTGAGCGAATATCTCGGCTCCGACAACGCCGGGAAACTCATGATCCTCGAAGGCGGCATGAAGTACACCGGGATCACGATGACCGCCGCCGACGCCCAGCTGTTGCTGAGCCGTCAGTACAATATCGAGGAGGTCGGCCGCTGGCTCGGCATGCCGCCGATCTTGCTCGGCCACTCCGGCGCCGGCCAGACAATGTGGGGCACGGGCGTCGAGCAGATCATCCACGCGTGGTATATGCTCAGCCTGCGCGCGCTGATCGTTCGAATCGAAAAGGCCATCCAGAAGCGCGTCATTGAGCCGGCCGACATGAACAAGTACTACGCCAAGTTCGCGGTCGAGGGCTTGCTGCGCGGTGACAGCGTCGCTCGCTCGAACCTCTACAGCGTGTTCGCGCAGAACGGCATCATGACCCGGGACGAAATGCGTGACCTCGAAGAGCTGCCGCCTTACACGAAGGGCGGCTCCGACGTGCTGACCGCGCAGGTCAACCTCACCACGCTCGATCAGATTGGGCGCGCGGCTGCGGCCGGCACACAGGACCTGCAGGTGAGAAACATGCTGCGCAACTGGCTGGGCGTCGACGAGATCACCGCCGACCAAATGCGACTGCTCGAGGCCCGTGTCAGAATGCTCAAGGACGCGCAGACGCCGCCCGACCGCATGGACGAGCGCCTGGCCGCGTAGACCTGCTGACCGCGTGACGGTATAGTCGCGGCGCCGGTTTAGAAGCACCGGCCGTTGAGACCAGAAACATGAACAGGAGAAAACCAGAATGCCTAACCTCACCGTGAAGTGGGTGCAAAAACTGCGCGAGGGCGAGATCACCCGAATCTTTGCCGCTCAAAGCGTGGCGATCGCTTACCCTGATGCCTCGATTGTCTTTGACGCCGGCCCCGACGGTCAGCCGCCCGGCGATTTCCTCGAAGTCCTCTACAGCCCGTCGCCTAACGGGATCATCTATCTCGGTCCCAAGGACGCGTGCCTGCTGATCGACCCCGACGACGAGCGCACTGCGAAGCGCCTTGCCGAAGGCACCTGCTACGTCGTCAACGAGCAGGGCCGAACCATCGGGACCTATCGCCTCGACGACGTCGACATCAACGGCGGCTCGAGCCAGAAGGCGATCAGATCTTCGCGCCATCATCCGCTTAGCACCTGACCCGGCAAGGCGCGGCCAGATCCGGCCGCGCCTTGTGCCTTTGCTCGGTCTCGGGATATTGCTTGCGCGACTCAAGCAGGAGCGCTGAGCGCCATGAGCATTCGCAAACTGCCGGACGTCCGCAATTTCGTGGAGCCCGAGGACTTCGAACCGGTCCCGTCAGCGGACGCGGTCAATCACTGGCTGCCGAGCATTCGCTATGACGGCGCGTCCGATGGCCTGACGGTCATCGAGATCCTGACCGAGATCGGGAAAGACCCGTGGACCGGCCAGGGCATTGACGCCACCGACGTCGCGGCTCAGCTCAAGGGCGCAAAGGACGTGCTCGTCGTGATGAACACGCTGGGCGGTTCGTTCGCTCAGGCCGTGACCATTTACAATTTGCTCCGCGGTCATCCGGGCAAGGTCATCGTGAAGGTGATCGGCATGGCGGCGTCAGCGGGCTCGATCATCTGCATGGCGGGCGACGAGATTCAGATGGGCCCCGCAGCCTTCATGATGATTCACAACGGGCAGGGCGTCTGCCAGGGCGACCGCCACGCCATGCAAAACGCCGCCACGAACCTTGAGGCGATCGACGCCAGCATCCGTGATCTCTACGTCGCGCGCACCGGCAAGCACGCGAACGGCATCGCGCAAATGATGGACGCCGAAACGCTCATGAACGCGCGCGACGCCATCAAGGCGGGCTTCGCTGACAGCTTGATCCCGGCCGGCCAGATCACCGAGCAGGTCACAAACTCGATGACGACCGCCATCGCGGCAAAGAAGTTCGCGGACGTCGTCTTTGCGCACGCCGGCGTGCCGCGCTCACGGCGCCGGGAGATCTTCGCGGCGATCAAAGCCGGGCCCGTCGACCCCGTGCTCGCCGGCGCGGCCGAAGCGTTCGAGGGCTTGCGCGGTGAGATGCAGGAACTGCGCTCGCTGCTGGCGACGACCCGCAACGAGGCGGCAAAGGCACCCGAGTGGCACGTCGGCGCTCCGACGAACCTGCCGCTTGATCCGAGCGAAAGCTGGGACGGCCCGGCGGCTGCGCAGCGGTTGCTCGATGCGGCCGGCTATGGCGGTGACGGCATGAACTACGCGGCGGCGCGCCGCGGCTTCCTGTTCTGTGACACGGCCAACCCTGACCTCGCCGAGTCCTACAAGGACCCCATCGCTGACATCGTCGGCGGCGAAATGAAGGCGGTGCGCGGTGGCGTTCGCGCTGCGGCGTCGCGGTTGTCTCAGACCTCAGACATCCCGGCGGACGTTGCAAAACAGGCGCGCGCCGTCGTACAGCACTACGAAGACAGATTCGCCGGTGCCCAAGGCCCGGGTGGCACGCAAAACGCTGCCGAGGACGTCCAGCTTCATGCGGACGACATGCGTGCCCTCGCGGATGACCTGCGTGGGTTTCTTCCAACGGCAAGGACTGAATCATGAGAACCCACTATCCCTTCAACGTTTTGCGCCGGCCGCAGGGCCTGCGCGGCGTTCGGATGGACGGCGGTGCCGACGTTGCAAAGGAAGTCCGCACGCTGATGCAGGACGTCCGCAACGAGCTGACCCGTCGCGACACCGAACTGAAAACGCTGGTCGAGACTGCCACCAACCAGATCAAGGAGCAGGGCACGATCAGCGCCGAACTGAAGACCAAGCTGACCGAGCACGTCGAAGCCTCGGGCGCGCTGCAGACCCGCGTGGTTGCGGTCGAGCAGGCGCTGGCGGCGATCAGAAACCTCAGGCCCGGCAGCGAAGCGCGCCAGACCTTGGGCCGCATGGTCATCGGGAACGAAGAGGTCAAGAACTGGCTCAAGCAGGGCATCGGTGCGCGCGGTCATGTGCGCATGGAAGTCAAGAACGCGATTCAGGAATTTGTGTCCGGCGGCTCCGGTACCGGCGCCAACGAGATCATTATCCCGCAGCGCGTTCCGGGCTGGATCACGCCGGCGAACAGGACGCTGCGCGTTCGTCAGCTCCTGCAGGCCGGCCGCACCGTCTCCAACGCCGTCGACTTCGTGAAGGAATCCGGTTTCACGAATGCGGCGCGCGCTGTTGCCGAGGGCGAGACCAAGCCCGAGTCGAACCTGACCTTCACGCTTGAGACCGCTCCGGTTCGCACTATCGCGCACTGGATTCAGGCGTCGAAGCAGGTGCTCGAGGACATCCCTCAGCTTGAAAGCTACATCGACACGCGCCTGCGCTACGGCCTGGCGCTGGTCGAGGAAGAGCAGCTGCTGAGCGGTGACGGCACGGGCCACAACCTGCTGGGTCTCATCCCGCAGGCCACGCCGTTCGATATGAGCCGGCGCAAGGTCGGCGACACCCGCATGGACATCGTGCGCCGCGCGATGACCCAGCTGCGGATTTCCGAGTACCAGCCCGACGCGATCGTGCTGCACCCCTCGGATTGGGAGGATATCGAACTGACGAAAAACAGCTTCGGCCAGTACATCCGGGCGAATCCCGGCTCGCTGCTGCCGCCGACGCTATGGGGTCTTCCCGTCCTCGACTCGACGTCGCTTGCCCCGGGTGAGTTCATGGTCGGCGCGTTCGGCATGGCCGCGCAGATTTGGGACCGCGACGACGCGAGCGTCGAGATCTCGACCGAAGACCGGGACAACTTCATCAAGAACATGGTCACCATCCGCGCCGAGTTGCGGTTGGCCCTGACCGTGTACCGTCCCGAGTCCTTCATCTTCGGAGACTTCTCCGACGACGTTTCGGGCGGCTGAGATACACAGCGCGGAAATGGCCCGGGCAAGTAGCGCCGGGCCAGCGAGAGGGCGTCGGGAAACCGGCGCCCTTTTCGTTCGTTTAGATCCGGCGATTGAGCCTGCGTCCGCGCGCCGATAAGCTGCGCAGATTGGGAGTCGTTCGTGCCATGTCAGCGAGGGGCCGGTGAGAGATCACCGGCCCTTGTCGTTTGCCGGGGCACCATGGCAAAGAACGGCCTCCAACGAAGGAGACTCCCAATGTCATGGAATGAAGGGTGGCGCGGCCCGCGCTCAGACGCCCGCTCGAAGACGGCAACGATCACGAACATTCCGACGAACGTTCAATCAATGGTGACAGCGGCGATCGACGCCGCGCCTGAGATCGCCGGCAAGCCCGACATTCGGGTGACGACGCACGGCCATATCGACGAGAGCCATTACGGCGTTCACATCGCGGTCGAAGTGTTGCCGGCCGAAAGCACCGTCGTCGACGACCAGCCAAAGGCTGACCAGCCCAAGGGTGAGGACGACGGCGCCTGAGATCAGCGCCAAAGGGAACACGCGAGGGGTCGGCGGCAGCGTCGGCCCCTTTTCGTTTGCCGGGGCCCGGGATAGGAATTGGGGGCAAAGGAGACGCCCATGCCGCCAGCACCCGCTCCAACGATTGCCGAGGTCACGAGGCCCTACAGCGGGCAGGAGGGTTTCCGGGTGAAAGCCGGCACGCGGCTCGCGGTCGGCAAGCCGGTCGACGGTCTCAAGGTCATCACCGAGGACCGCTATAACCAGCTGCTCAAAAGCGGTCTCGCTCGTCCCTTCGGCGCTCAGAACGGCCCGCTGTCTCAAACCCCGCCGCCGC